TACTCACATGCGATAAATTTTCAGAGGTGATTAATTTGCGCCAAGTGTCGTATGTCATGTGTCGCAATGGTAGTTTAGGATTAAAGGCTCCTCCCTGGATATTTCTATCACATGCGCCACAGTGAGCGTTACAGTAGGTAGTTAGTTCTACTTCTAATATGTTAACAGTCTCGTTGGTATACATTACTTAAACTGTTCGCCAAATGGATCAAACTCGCTTCCGCATTTCTGCGCACATACGCCTAGTTTGCCATTACTGATGCTGTCTTTGTACCAGCTTTGTTCCATCTTGTCAAGCATTCTTCCATTCATAACTGATTCGATAGTGTTATCTATTACGCTAATGCCCGCTTTGCCGCCGGCGTCATCAATGAAATCCCATATTTGTTCTACACGATAATCTTTGTGCCACCATTTATACATGCGTCCCGCAGTCCAGCAGCACGGCATTAATAAGCCCTCTGCCGTAATGAAAATACTTTTATTCTCAATTACCTTACATTTAATATCGCATGTATCATAATACTCACGCATACTGCCATAAGACTTTTCGATCTCTTTTTGTTTTAGTAGTGCTAAGTTTTGATTGTCTATTGCCGCTGGCTTTTCTATCAGTTGCGTGTCATTACCTTTACGGTTTTGGGCTTGGTGCTTGTCTTTGCCTGTATTCTTGGCAGTGAAGAATCTACCGCTTTTCTTCTTCTGAAACTTTTCACATCCCCATTCAGCGGCAAGTGCTTCAGCTTCCGCTACTTGGTGTTCGTTGTGCCCGAATATAATGTAATCCCAACGTGCTCTACCGCCCGCGTCAATAAAGGCCCGCATGTTTCGCTCCACGTTGTCCCACACGACATTTTGCCTATAAAGATGATTAGTATCACGCAAACCGTCCACCGAAAATATAACAGTGCCCATCCGTCCAAAAACTTCAGCCAACTTTCTCCACCATTGTTCATCTTTTGCTCCCGCATTAGTATTCATACTTAGCCACATCGTAGGGTTGTGTAGTCTAAAGTAACGAAATATATCTAGTGTATCTTTAGCAACAATAGGATCACCTAGGTTGCCACACATGTACATTGTCTTTAACTGTTTAATAAACTCAGGCGGAAAGATACGTTTACAGTCAGCCAAACTAAGCTCACTGTTATTAATATGCCTGTTGTCTGCGCCGCCATTCTCATTGCGGTCACACATAGGACACGCTGCTTGGCACCTTTGCGTTACTTCTAGGTGCACTTCTCGTATATCAGTATAGTTATACATGGTTTTCCATTATTTCTGCAACCTTCTTGTGACCGAGTAATGTAAAATGATCATCGTAATGATCATCATATTTAGAAACAACATAATCATGAAACGAATGCTTCAATATAGTATGTTGTATAGATCCTAAATGATTTATTGGTTCCAATAGAATTTCCGAATCATCACGATTCCATTGGAACGTAACAACATTATTACAATACAATTCTAGCAATTTTATTTCTTTAATCATTTTCATTTTTCCGTGTTGATCATCTGACTCGATACTATACCAATTTTCTATCTGTCGCTTTGGCAAGTCATAATCTCTACATATATTATCAAGTCTGCGAGAGTCTGTTATTCCGCCTGCTGTCATATAGAACACAGACGGTTTAATATACTGAATAAGGTCAGCGTAGTAGTTTTTGTTGATTTTCTCAATCTCATACATTGGTCCTAAACCTCGTAAACTCATTATTCGGTTAGGACTCGTAATCTGAATAATAACCTGATCAGGTTTTCCAAATAGAGATTCCATCTCTAATAGTCTACGAAAATAACTGTCATTGCTGCTGCCAGGAAGACTCCCGTTAATAATTTTATATCCGGTAGTTTCTGCCAATATAGCTGGCCAAGACTGTTCCGGCTCTAAATTCGAATCGTGATGACTATAGCTACAGCCTATTACGAATATTGTTTTACTCATCTAGTACCAACTTTACATCTTTGCCTGGTCCATATTTACTGGGCAAGCCACCGTATTCATCAACGTACCATTCAATAACAGCACGATACCATTTCTGACTGTCGTGATGTGCTAATTTATTAAACTTCCAAATATTATTATTTGTAGCTTCCATCGTACTTAATGCTCTTGCGCTTTCAGTCTGTAACTGTCGCAATGTTAAATCATTTATACTACTTTCTTCCAATTAACATAAACCTCGTATACTTGGGCAATTCTAGTTTGCCATCATACAACACCCTGGTCATAGGTGCTTGTGCTTTAAATTCTTCTATATCATTTACGCAGTTAACATGCTCCTCTACTTCAAAGAAGTTGTTGCTTTGTAGCACTACTAACTTGCCAGCTGGAATCTTAGCATACCATTCAGCAAAGTCAGGGATATGTTCACAGCTTGTATTAATGATTGTATCTGGCGTATCTGTTATAGGTCGACTCATTCTGTTATTGGCATTGCTCCAGTATTCCCATGTGTGTTCATCGTAATCAACGTCCATGATATCTTGTGTGATACTTTTGAAGCGCCATTGTTTCATAAACCATGGCTTGTTAAATGTTTCAGCAATGTCTACACAAGTAGGATCTAAATCAAAGCTGCGGATTTTGTCTACCTTAATGTCGCTTTCAAACAGCATAGTAGCTAATGTAGCATACCATCCAGCACAAAGAAATACTGTGCCTAAATCAAGTGAGTGATACTGGCTAAGTTCGTCAACCAGCCACTGCTTGCTTTCTAATTGTCCTCGACTAAAGCAATCGGTGTCAATAACTTTTTTGTTGACATAAAAACTTTTGAATGCTGCGGTAAATTGCGTATCAATATATCTGTCCAAAACTGGCCACAGTTTCCAGGTATTGTCCTCTAGTAATAATTTACGCAAATCTTCGTCTATAACCAGTCTAAAAATACTATGTAGGTTTTGTTCTAGAACTGCCTTGCGTAATTCTTCAATGTCGCCAGTTACATCACCAGATAATAATCTAAACACACTACTAAGGTCTTTGTCGATGTATGCCCGGCGTAGATCAGCAAGCTCATCTATTTGCGGATACAATATTTCGTATCGGTCTAGCAATTCATGTAGAGCGATTGGCAAAGATGGATTGTCTTCGATCATACTTCCTCACACATAGCCAAATCATATTGCTCTTTTAGCCAGTCAAAGTCATTGATTCTCGCAAGTGTCTTTGGAGAATTTCTATAATAATTTCCGAAGTCTTTTCCTTGATTAGCGCCCATAATACAATACTCGCCAAAAGGACGAGAAGCGCCTCTGCTACACCATACATCCAACCTGTATTCGTTGTCCATATTATCTCCATTTGGAATAACACTACTAGACAATTTAGTACATTCTCTAAATGCGCTTTTCCATGTTTCGAATGGATTGGTATTGAACCCAGTAATATTGCTGACTTGGAATTTAGGCACAAACACACAACCAATAGATGTAGTCATATCAACATTCCATGTTTTAGCTTGGAGCATTTCTTTGCGCGGGAATAACTTTGCACCGCCATAACCATACACTAAGTCATTTACTGGATTTCTACTGCGCCAAACATATATACATTCTGTTTGCGGAATATGGTCGTATTCTTTTTTATTGGGATTAGGCCGAAATGTAAAGTTAAATGATTCGTCAATGATGGCGTCGGCATCAATTACATAAAAATGTTTTGTTTCAGCAATCTCCGCGGCTGCTCGGTGAGCATTAAGAATACCTTTTACGCCTACGACACGCTTAGCATCGGGCGCAAACATTTTCAAGATTTCAAAATTTTCATCAGCTTGTTCTTCATTGTAGCTGATTTGTACCACATCTAACATTTAGATTCTCCATATTTATAATCATTGTAACACATTCATCTATGCTTGTCAATCATAAATGAATGGGTCACGCTTACGGAGTTCTTCCATACGCTTCTTAAATCTTTTCTTTTCTTGGTATCGTGTCCAAGGCCACATAATAAAATTCTTTACTCTGGTAAACATATTTCTACTCCATATTGTGCGCTCCATCGATGAGCATCCGCTCGTGTATTCACCAACGGTTCATTTCTTATATTCAGACTGGTGTTCAATAGTATCGGGCAACCTGTGCGCTTGTACCATTGTTCTAATAATTCTCTAACAGGTCCATCGTCCTTGCCAACTGTTTGTACTCGACTGGTGTTATCAAAATGCACAATAGCAGGAAACTTATCCGGATACTTACACTCTACCACAAACTGCATAAACGGCGAATTGGATACATTTGATGGCATATCAAAATAAGTATCTGCGTGTTCTTCGAGTATCATAGGAGCAAATGGACGAAACGCTTCTCGGTGTTTAATCTGATTAACTCTGTCTTTGACATCTGGTCCTCTAGGGTCAGCAAGTATACTGCGATTTCCCAAGGATCTTGGACCAAACTCGGCTCTTCCACATGCGACTGCTGTGATTTTCTTTTCAAGTAACTGCCCGATAACGTTCTCTATAGGATAATCACCAACGATGTCATGTCCTAGATATGCGTGGTCAAATTTAATAAATGTTTTTTCTTTTGCTAACACACATCCAATTGCGCTGCCCGCGTCTCCTGGATTTGGCATAATCCATACATTCTTAAAGTATTGAGCAGCAAGAGTATTCGCAACACAGTTAAGAGCGCAGCCGCCCATCAACACAATACTGTCTTGTCCCGTCATGTCACGAACAATCTTTAGATACTCTTCAAATATTTCTTCATATATAAGTTGGGTGGCTGCGGCGATGTCAGCTACGTCCTGTACACTGTTCAAATCTGGACGCCAATCTAAACATCCTCTGTGACAGTTCAGTTTAAATAATGTACGCGGATCTTTAAGTGACGGCAATTTTTTAATGAAGTCTCTTTTTATCAGATCATAATACTTACTAGCATCACCTATAGCAGCCATTCCCATGAGGATGTATTCGTGTTCTTGTGGCTTTAAGCCAATGCGCTGCGTCATCGCACTGTACCAAATTCCGATACTATGAGGATAATACTGGCTCCACTTTTTCTTTAATTCTGTGCGGTTACCATTCCATATACTCATTGTATCCCATTCGCCAATACTGTCAATGACTAAAACTGCGGCTGATTTGTATGGACTAGTGTAATATCCCGCTGCTGCATGGCTTAAATGATGACTACATGTAGAGCTTTTAGGTGCTTCTGGATAGAAGTTACGCATATACCTAGTAGGTGATTCTTTGCCAAGTAGGTTATATTGCCCAGCCCATACCTGGCGTGTTTTTTTAAGTAATGGCTTTTCGTAATAATATATCTTGTTAGGCTTGCCGAATTGTAGAGCATCGTTAATAAGCCCAAGATGTAAATTCTTGTCATTTTTGATACGACTGTATCGCTCGCTGTGTGCGGCAAATAACAACTCGGTTGTGCACATCATGCCCAAGCCTTTTTTTGTTTTTTTAAATACTGCTAAACTAGCATCATGTGCCATTCCAGACCATCCCCAAATTATCATTACGGTATTCCTATCTATCTTTATTTATTATAGCTGTAGTTAATTGGCAGAATGATAATATAAATGTTTCATGGCCCACGTAAACAATTGATGATTGAGTTGTGAGTCAACATTAAGAGGTGCCATACACAGCCACAGACATCCAACTCCTAATTCTATCTTATGTTTGTTGTTTTTATATACATCACTGTCTCTAAAAAGTTCTAGTCTAGCAGCATCGTCACGGGTAATGAAATCTTTGCCTGCTACTAAGTTAGCTAGATTATTACTGTGTACATGCAAGCTCTGATAAAACTTACAAACATCATAAAATACATCATTGACTTTACCTTGTCGATGGTCTATATAATATATATTAGTGTCAGACACAACGATATTATCAACAGTCAAGTCACCATGACATGGTCCTAGTGTTCCAGTGTTAAGAATATCCCAATCGATTGATTCAACTACTTTAGTACAATCAACATCTACGCCGTCAATAGTTATTACATCAGCATACTTTTCATCTAACTGACACATCATCTCAAATCGTTGCCATGTCTTGTCTTGCCATAGTTCTCTGGTAAACACTGGAGCATTGTTAGTTAAACTATACTTCCAAAGTCGTCTGAGATTATCCAACAACTTTAAAAAGTCATCTCCGTATGGATTAACTGTTCCATTGGCATATGGATAACTTAGCGCATTGCTGGTCTTTAGTACAGGCTGTGGGTGCGGGAATGTATTGTTGTGTACATTAATATCAGTTGCCAGGTCAAACAGTTTAACAATGCGATTGTTTACTTTATATACTTCTTGATGTGTTTTGTCAAGTACTGAAAAGTCTTCCTTGAAATTTAATTTGGTGTTTGAATTACTTTCTCTGTTACCTACATCATACCAATCTTCTAGAGCAAGATGCTGTAAACTGCTGAGTTCTTTCATTAACAACAAGTCATTGCGATTGTGTGTAGCACTGCGTATTGCCTGATAATAGTCAGTGCTGTCTCGCATAAAACTAATACCACTGTAAACTAAATCGTCGTCAGTGTCATAGTGTGTGCTGTTTTCAGGAGCACAAGTAAAAAATGTATTATCATCTACTACAGGTACACTAGTACTCCAATTATCACATGCGTTATAATACAGTGGATTATCAAATACATACTCTGGTATCTGCTTGAAGCTGGCAATCTGACCTTCGCTCCAGTTGTCAATTTCAATATACTCTATGTTTGTATAACCAGCATGTGTTAAGTATTCACGCACCAGGTCTCCTTGATAGCCCAGAGTTACGTATATTGTGTCAATGTCAGTATAGCTGGCGATGATGTGATCTATTACCGCACAGTTTCCTATGCGATTAAGAGTTTTATGAAATTTAGTGTAACCAGCACTGCGGGTGCCAGGTCCACTACATGGTATTAATAAGTTTCTAATCATAAATTCTTCAGTTTTGTCCGAGTTTAAATTCTGGCAACCAGTCTCCAATGGACTGTTTTCTTATTCTATCTAAACTTTTTGTGTAAAGCATTGCTTTACGCCATTGTTCTGGATTATCTGGTCCGCCAAACATATTCCGCAACTCATTAACTTTCTCAGCTGGTAATATATTATCCAATCTGGCATGTATATTATCACGCATCTGCTTTGGTATTACTGCTGGGCTGAGAATGGAAGGATCATACACGTAGTTATGATGTACCCACACGCCGTGTTGATTATGGAAGAAATCATAAAAGTCTCCTAGTGTACTATAATTCATAAAGCTCACAGTTTGAGTCACATCTACTTCGAAGTCTTCATCTTTAAGACGTAGGAAGTTTTTCATCACATCATCCCACTTGGTAGGATGCCTTATGTACTCATTACGTTCAGCCAAATCATCAATGCTACACGATACCTTTACATGATCAAACTTGCGCCATAGTTCTATCATCTCTTCACTCATACGAGTCATATTGATGTTATACCATAGTTTAACATCTGTTTTTCCCATGTCAACTAAACGTTCTAAAAACTTAAAGTGTTGCTTGATCATAGTAGGCTCACCGCCATTGATGTAAAATGTCTTTACACTGTCACAATGCTTGAGTAAATCCTCCCAGAAGCTCTCACGTTCTGGCCAACGAAATCCCTGCATTGTGTCATAGCTTGTTAAATCAAATTTCAAGTCTGCTTGTAACTTATCATAATCATTTCGCCATTTACTACTACTTGCTGGATTACAAGTACGACATGCAACATTACAGGTATTACCTAATCGGAGTTCTACAAATTCTAGTTGAACGTCATGTATGTAACCCTGTGCATCAGTCACCGATTGTGCCACATCGTGAGTGTATTCTGGATAGTTTTTTATTTCCTCAAGTCGCTTACTTTGCATACCTTTAGCTTCTTCACTATAGCACCGCATACATGCTCTTGGTTTCTTATCGTCAAGCACTTCCAATCTAGCCGTACGATAACTTTCACTGTTCATAGTATCATGTACAGTATCATTGTTTAAATTATAATAACGATGACCTGTCTCTGTGTTATCTCGGCTACTGCTGATTGCTTTGCGATGGTCAGCAATGCAACAATGGGTAACGCCGCCGTGTGGGTGCGTTGCTAGGTGTTGAAATAGTAGTGGACAAAATGTGCTCATATGTTTAACTCGTTACATGCTTGTGAATGGCGGGATTTTACCGACAAATGTTATATTGTTTCTGTCAGCCAGATATTTATGCCACGCATAAAACGTCTCTTCGGTAAACCTAAACTGATGCCAATCATGTATATTACTATAGTTAAAATACTTCACTGTGGCATACTTACTAATAAGTTTATTGAGTATCTTGATGTCATTGACAGCATCTACTCTTATGTATGTCTTGGGCGCAATACTATATGCTTCAATAAAGTCATTCCATTTATCTCGGCTAATGTTCAAGTATGACAATTGTTCATCGACAATTGTGTCCAATTCGTCTGGTGACCTATTGTCGCCTACTATAGGCATGATTGCTGGATTAATTTCACGTTGATAATATTCGAATACCTCAGTGGCACTATGTAATTTAGGATACATTTGGTCAAAATACATACGATAATCAATCGCCGTAGGAACAACGTCAATATATGTAAATTGCTGATCCTTTTCAGGATACCAGTCCATACATGCTTGATACAAACTTTTAAATCCCGCACTCACACTAATATAGTGGTCAGCATTACCCGACACAACGTCATCCAATGTTTCTGTATTTGTTAAGTAAACTCCTTGAGAAAGTAAATCATCTTTCCAAACTGTTTCTTTTTGGTGACTATGTTCGCTAGTACTATTAAACTCTGCTTTGATTTTTCTATTGAATATTGAACGTGGACGATCAGTTTCTAACGCATATACTACACGATCTCCCATGCGTATGTCAAGCTCAAAGAACCACGACTCGTATGCCCATGTTGAAAATATCTCACTAAGGTCACTTGTCTTGTATACTACACTAGGTCGTGGTTCAGATATTATTATAGTTTTAGGATTATATTTTTTAACTATATTAGAAATAAGTTCATGCGCTGACCAGGCATAAGTGTCTTGCTTAAAATAATACAGGAGACCCGACAAGACAACACAATCGAATTCTGTACGTGTATCATTCTCTACAAAATCTAAAATGCCTGCCGTAGTAAAACTGATACTGTCAATATCATCATAGTTAGCATTACACTCCGCGATAACATCTAAATCATTATCAACTCCTAGTAGTGTATATTCATAATCATCCAAGAATTCATTTATTCTGCTGTATCCGCAACCGAGATCAAGTATACTAGTACACTCTTTTTCTTTAATAACATCTGCCATTTTTTCAAACATAGGATTGGCGCCATCTAATTTTAAATATTCATAACTCATTTTTTTATTTCCACCTTTATGTGTTGGCTCAATTGCTTCACTATTATTTACTAGTTCTGCCAGGTACGACGAATTATTTAAGAATCCGAGATCAACTTTATTTTCGTCGGTACATCCGATACGATCCGGTTGGTTGGTTCTTCTATAAAAGTCTTCCTTAAAATCTTTTATTCGATCATGTAATGTGCGTTCTTTTCTCCATTGTATTGCGTGAGCAGTCGCCTCATCATCACTATAGAGATGCTCATCATATATACGACCAAAAAATTGCCATGCCACATTATGGACCATAGCATCGCTAGTTGAAAAATTTACATGGTCCCAATCTATCTGAACAAACACGGTGTGTAAAGGAACATTGTCGGGATCATCAATGTAGTTTTTTATCTTATTCGTGATTATAAAGTTGCATATGTTATTATCATTTGGATACACCACTATATCTTTTTCTGAATAATAGAGATCAATAATATGCGCCAAAAACAAATCAGTGACTACTGTAATTGGGTTTTGAGTTTCATTTATTAAATAGTTTATTATAGCATCATTGCCATGATTCGCGGTGGATCCTAAATGGAAACGAGACACCACGCATTCTGGTGTAATACCCGGTATTACCTTGTTTAATTCTATTCTATAACCAGGCTTATCACATGCGCTAAAGTGTTCATGTAAATATGTGTAATTCGGATATACACTCTTTGCTACCGTATAATTTTCTTTAGCAACTATTGCGTTTAGCCCCAGAAATATTTTGATCTTCGTAAACTGTCCCAATAACAATAGATTATAGTTATTTGCTTTATAAAAACAATAATCACCATTGATGCGATGAGACCGCGGTGTTTCTATTTCCAGTCTCACTCTTTCTGATTCGGGAAGAAGCCTTAACACATCGGCATATATTTCTGCTGCTAGGTCACTAATGGTAGTCTCTACAATCTTACTGATGCCCAGTCCACTCTTTGATTCTATCTCATCTGTAATAAATCGCACAATTAAATGGTATACAGATAACATCGGACTGTCTAGATGATAATCCTCAGTATTACCCATGTCTAGTCCACCAATCGTACAATTCCGAATCTGCCTTGTAGATGTCTTCTAACCGAAGTGGCTCCTGACGTATCTGGTCTAGTCTATCCTGATATCCTTTGCCATTCTTGAATTGCTGGTCATGTGTGTCAGGAAATTGTTCTTCAAATGTAGGTCTATTTTTCATCTCACGTAATGTATTAACTAGCGTTTGTTGTCTAAAAGTAGCACGTGGTTCCATATATTCAAGAAGCTCGTCTATGGTCCTATCTAATATGTGACGTGGCCAAGCAAACGGACTCATTATGATATCAGCATGAAACGCAAACATTATTTTAGTTTCCATACTTACATCCAGTTCTAAACTTAGGTCAAACAAGTCTTTCAAACTAAACATACCTGGTCCAGTGATAGTTAGGTCAAATCGCATTTTTTCCTTGCCGCCTGGTAACTCTAACCCTAGCTTAAAGTTCGTTAGCCATTCTTCCCATACTATGCCTTTGCGAATAAATTCAACAATATCGCCCGTGCCGTCGATGCTAGCACACATCAGCCAATCCTTGAACTTCGGCAAGTAATCGTACAAGTTTTTTCCCCTGAAGTCAATCCTAGAAAGATTACTATTATAACGCAAGTAACATTTCTCAGCGCTTCCGTTTTGTGTCATTTCTTCTAATGCCCACCAGTGCATATCGTACATCAATGGTTCACCGCCTACCCAGTAAATCTCTTCCACAATGCCATCACTGATAGCACGTTTGAATTCAGGCTCAGCTACCTGCTTTTGAAAGTCATTCATTTTCTTTTTAACTTCAGGAATCATAAATGGCTGTTGCTCGGGGCTCCACATATCATTCTTTTTCTTTTCGGCTTCCCATGCGCTACTTAATTGTTCGCCACACATACGGCACTTAAAGTTACACAAATTACTATAACGATAATCGAACGAAATAACAGGCATAGATGTATACCCGTCGTCGTCCGTCGATTCAAATGCTTCTTCTATTTTATCCTTGAACAGACATCCGGTAAACCATTTACGATAGCTACTAACGCTCAGAATATCATCGTTGCATACATCACACTGACTGATGCGTTCACCTGCCATAAGCTTTTTGCGTATGTCTCGCATATACTCACTGTTCCAATGTTCTTCTAATGATACTGGATTAAACTTGTCAGCATCAGTTTCGCTTTCACGTATCTCTCCATACTTTTCATCATTAGTAGCGTCTATATATTGTTTTTGAAAACTATGCTCTTCTCTACTAGCACAACACATTCTTCTCTCGCCCTGTGGACTAATATAAGTATGGGACCACGGCGCCATACAGAAAGTTTTGTTCTCACTCTCTTCTGCACAACTTCCGTCATCATTCCAAATTGGTATTTTTCTAGTCATTGTTTTCCCAAGTAACATTTCTATTCATTTACCTTATATAAACCTTTCCACTAGCATTACCGCTGAAACTCTGATAGAATCCATTATGGTTCTCGGAACCATAACTAAAGAATGTATCTCCGCAATCTGATTCTCCAAACCCTACGCTACTCATTCCTTGGCGTACTCGCACTGGATCGGTGTCCGTAGATAATGACACTAGATTAGAATTTGGATTATCGCATGTTCGCAGAACACTTGAAAATGTACTCATGCTATTATGAACATACATGGTGTGCGGATATGTCAACCATTCATTATTTCTTGGAGTAAATGTCTCAGCAGATGCTCTTACGTTATATTTATATCTGTCTGTGCGTAGAATATTAATCATCTCATCAGACAACTTGACGCCATCAACTGCATCAGCACATAAATGAGTATCAGCAGAGCTACTTACATTAGCAACTTCTATCCAACCGCTGCGGTCACTGAATATAGTATATAAACTTACGACTTCGTTACCTACTGTGTACTCATAATTGCCATCAACTAGATTGTTAAATTCAACAAGATATGCCAAAGAATTTTTATATTTTTTTATAGTCAACTGTAACTCCTGGTTTCCAATCAGCATAATGCATTTGTGAATCATTCCACGGTTCAGCACTAAAGACTAATACTACACTTTCACGCTCCAATTCCTTTGTGAGCATATCCACTCCATGCCAAGATGAGTCTGTTGGACTTATAATCATGCCAGAATTTCTTCGGAATGGCGCAATGCCGGAGGTTTCGTATTCTTTTTTCTCAATATCTATAATATTGTACACAACGGTGCCAGCCTCTGGAGTATCATTGTCTTTTGCGAAATACATGACCACAGTAAAGACTCTAGGATAACTATCTACGTGTGGTTTAAGTGTATACCCAGCGCCATGAACTTGATGGAATGCGTATATACTTTTAATCGTATCACTTCTCACCTCAGTATTAGCAAATTTTTGATATAGTAATTGTATGATTTCTTCATCATTAAATATATCTACTAATCGTGCTGCCCTGTCAGGTCCAGATATGCTCAACAATTCAGTGTACATTTCTTCACTGATCATTGGTTCAATGAACAACCATTCCATTTTAGTTGTTTCATAATTTTCCACTATCATTGCGGAATTTTTTATATTGTCATACAACATCTGTATACTCCTGATATATGTGATTCACCGTGATCGTACTCTGAATATTTCATTATAATCAATGAATTTATCAAATTTAAGCCTATCATACTTATTATTGATTGTCAACCATTTAATAGACTGTCATTGTCCAATAGCCAAGCATTAATGTTTTAGGTATCAAGCCAAGCGGGTGGTCCATGCCGGCTTAACTATATCGAATAATTCTGGAAATGTATTTTCGAATTTCTCTTGTCTATAGGCGACAGCGGCGGTAGATTCTTTCACAAATGCACTCCAGCTGTTCTTGTTGTATTCTTTCGTAGCGTGATTGACTAGTGGCTGTATACAGTCTTTAAATTTGGCATCATCCCACTTGGGCAGCCCGTAGTTTTCAGGATTAATAACTCTATCTATATACTTTGCCTTCAGGTGATCTGGTATATTATTACTTGAATAATGTTCCGGAAAGTATACTGAATTATTCCATATCTTAAATTTAGGGCAGTTATCTTCAAAGAATGCGTGGATATCACGCAAGTAATGAAAATTCATATTACTAATCGTTATTGTAATACCAATTGACAATTTTGACAATTTCCAAACTTCCGCCTCCGTACACTCTTGTTTCATATACAGGTCATAGAACTTATCTAAATTAGATTTAACATTATTCCAATTATTGCCATGCCGAATAAGATCAAAATGATCTCCGATTCCGTCAATGCTGATATTAAACCCAAGACCATTGAAATTAGTTATGATCTTATCTATTAACTCTTCATCGAATATTGTACCATTTGTACTCAGATTAAGATTAATGTTTTTGCTAGTGCCATTGGCGATTAGATGATCTATTAGCTTCTTAAACTCTTTTGTGTAGAATGGCTCGCCGCCCATAATCTCTAATCGCCTAACACTCTTAGACCAATTATCTATATCACTCCAAAACTTACTTGTTTCGAAATTATGAACATCAGATTTGGTCGGCGCGGTCCAGACTTTGATTTTTCTATCATTTGATTCTTTTACCCATTTAGAAGAATATGGCGCGGCACACGTTCTACATTTTAAATTACACACGTTGCTAATAGCAATCTGTAAATCTTTCGGCTGTTCTGGTTCTTCATTGAAATCTACATCTATTCCGTAGCTATTGATAATGAGATTATTATAAAACTCACGCTTACTTTCTTTACCTTGAGACTCATCTTCCCAGCACGTTGTGCAATTCTTAGGCTTATTTCCTTCGCGCATATCGGCACGCAATTCCTGCATATACGTACTGTTTAAGATTTCATTAAATGTGGAATCGGCAATAGAGTATATAGTACCATCTTCATGTGTGATATGTTCTCGTGCGATACAGCAACTACGACATGTGCCGACTGGCTCGGAACTCGTGTGGGTCCAGGCAAGTACACAATTTGTGTTAGACATTTAAAACTCTCAATTCTGGGAATACATCCATCATTTTTTCCGTTCTAACCTGATCCATGAGATCATTCTGGGAAAGAAACTCTGGTATAAGATCACTCTTGTCTTTATTTAGACATTCTATAAGTGCGCTCAATGCGGAATAACTTCTCCCATTCTTATCGACATTCTTAACATCGTACTGCGCTGAATAAGATTTTAATTTTTCTTGAATTTCTTTTCTAAATGCTTTCGGCAAAATCTCAGGACGTTGCCACTCGGGGAATAACAGAATATTAATATCAACCTGATCAGGTGTCACCCATCCTCTATTGATCCAATCGGAATAAAAATCCGCGGCATGCCACGCATTATAAGCACTAACAGTAGAACTAATTTGAAATTGTACATGTGGTGCTTCTTCTAGCAATCGCTCTCTATTCCGCATAATTTCATCCCACTTGGTGCCTGCCCGCATAAGCTCTGCTCGTGGACCCATTGCGTCAAGGGAGGCTCCAACACGAACGTGCTTAAAGTTTTTCCACAGTTCAATCACATCTTTTTGCTTATACTTTAACTTACTGAAGTTAGTGTTGTACGTGATATGAATATCTGTTTTGCCTATGTCGATTAGGTGCTCTAAAATTTTATAGTGTTCGTCCATGATAAGTGGCTCGCCACCAGCAAAGTAAATACACTCAACGGTGTCAATCCAAGGCTCAACATCACTCCAAAACGATTCTAATGTTGGTTTGATTTTTAAAATACGCGGTGCTTCTTTGGAATACCTGCCCATTTTAACCGCGTCATCTACCCAAAGAGAGGATAACTCGGGACCACATGTACGACACTTCATATTACAGATATTAGAAAAACGAATATCCATATATGCCATATATATTTCATCCAATGAGCCGTCCGGATGAGTAAGTTCTGTTCTATTATAATGGTGTGCATATCCTCTGTTCATATCCTTACGCATCGAAGGAGCGCCATTATCTTCATGTTCATAACAGCGGGAACATCCACTTGTTGGTTTATTATCTAACATATTCCGTCTTAGTTCACGCATACGCTCACTGTTCCACAGTTCCATGAAAGAGGATTTATTAGTGTTACCAATTACAAAATTATTCTCTGCTAAACAACACGGATAGGTACTACCAGTTGGCCATATATGCATATGGATCCACGGCAGCATACAAAATGTATTATTATTTAACTCAGTGGAATCACTCATTTTTATTTCTCTTTTCTCTTTTTATCGGTTAATCAATCTGGTATCTGGATATTATCTGAGATTATATGCTGAGATTAATTCTGGAAATGCCTTTTCGAATAAGCCAGGACGTGTATTTCTGACAAACTCTAAATGAGACAATGGGTTTTTCGTATTGCCCTTTTCTCGCATCATAAATTCAACAATCCAATTATCTGGACCTGCTGCCGGATTTGTTTGATATGACGGATCGGTTACACATTCTAATTTTTCTTTAACTGTTTGCTTAAACTCAGCAGGCAAGTCTTGCATACAGAATGGAGCCATAACTATATTATTATACACTGGCACGCGGTGTTCTCTTCCGAACTCCCACATCTCTGGTAAATGATAAACATTTAATGCGCTGATACTATGACTAATACCAATTTCAATTTTGCCTTCCTTCGCAAGTTTATTAAACTTTGAAAATATTTTATAACTGTCACTCCAAATAGCCGGGTAACGCATGAACTCAAATTGCTCATGTGTGTTGTCTAAACTTATCATAACTCGCACTAATTTAAAATGTTTAAATTTAGAGATTATATCTTCATTGTAAAACGTACTGTTAGTAATCCAGCATATATCAATATCTTTTGCTAGATCATTATCAACAAGATAATTTATCAGCTTTCGCTGTTTCTTATTCATAAAAGGTTCGCCACCAGCAATTTCAATCTTTTTGATACGTTGAACCTGCGTAATCAGGTCTTCCCAAAACTCATCAGTGTCTTGCCAGTCTTGTTTGGGCCAATTGAATTCACCAGTATGCTGCTTGTATAGGCTATTCCACTTTGAGCTACTATCAGAATGGCACGTTGCACATGCCAAATTACAGGTGTTTCCTAATTTTAAATCCAACACCTCTAGCGCACTATCGGACGACAAAATCGGAACTTTACTCTTTCCTCCGTAGTATCCTTCCCAACACTTTATTTCTCTTAGGCGTTTACTTTCACCGCCGCTTTTTTCAATCTGATAACACTGATTACAATCCGTAGCGAATGTATCGTCAAAGTTTTCAATCCATTCTCTTCTGCTATCGCTTGCGTACACTTCTGATATACGATGAGATGCCGCGTTGCATTTATTGCCGTCTGCGTCGGTAAAAGTTTTAGAACTAATACAGCACGGCTTAAATACGCCACTTGTGTTTATTTCTAGAGCATTAAATGCGTGAGGGCAATAATTTTTCATCTTGTTTATGCCACTCCTGTATATTCTGGGTACATATGGCCGAAGTCTGAATTTCGTATTTTGTCTAATGCCATGTTATACTTAACAAATTTATCAAACTTAGTCTCGTCATATTTATGATTGTTTGTCAACCACCCGATAGCACTCTGTAACTTCTGCGGATCTTCGCCACGCGCCAATAGATAATCAATCCCTTTTTGCGTATTCTCAATTGCAGTTTCTAGTGCCCGATCTGGCATAATAGTTGCCATTTGATAATCAGGATTCACGAGAATATTGAATACAATCTGATTCATATTCTCGATTGCTCCATCTTCGAACAGCCGAATAATAAAGTCTCCCAACTTAGTTGCGTTATATATTGAATATACGCTAGTTACGGCAGGATGGATATTACTATGACCAGCGTCTCTGATATATTGTAAGTTATCCAGTATAACTTGATAATCACTATTGGTCCTAACATATGATGAATATTCACCATAATGATCAATACTCGCAATTGCATTTACTTTTCTAAATTTAGGCCAATAGTCCAGTACGTGCCGATTTTTAAGTGATAGTCTGCTGAAATTGCTAGTATATAGTAATTCAATATCTGGATTAACTTCAACTAACTGTTCTATGAAGTCATAGTGTTCCATTGTCATCAACGGCTCGCCGCCAGCAAAGTATACCTTTTCTAGTTGATCTAAGTAGGGCAATAATTTGCGCCATGTATTATTGTACAATAATGGCTTTTTAATGCCCAGCTCGTTAGCCCAACTAGTGCTCCAGTCCGGTCCACACGTCCTACACTTTAAGTTACACAAATTGTTAAATCGTATATCAAGATATTTCAACTTGAGTGTTTCTAACGTACCATCCTCTAGTGTAGTGTCTACAAGAGAAAATGTATCTTTGAATTCTTCATTGAGTCGTTGGCGCTCAGTCTGATTTATTCCGCCGTCTTCTCTGGTATAACACGGTGAGCAATATTGTGGCATTTCTTTGCCTGCCAACATATTCTTGCGAATCATTTTATATTGACTGCTATTCCAAATCTCTTCAGGTGACTGTTCGTTAAGATTGCCCAAGCTGCGCTGATGCTCATGCTTCCAGTTAGAAGCACAACATAGCTGCACATCACCGTCTGGCTCAACGTGCATATGCATCCACGGTGCAATACAGAATGCTTTATTATTTGTACCCAATTTCGTCTAACTCCCTTACTAAAATATCTAATGCGAACTGAATTATTTTTTCTGTGGGGTGACACCCCAATTTACTAAGCTCAGATTGTAGATTTGCTTCTTTAATTAATTGGAGTAAATCTTGATTGCCTTTGAATAATCCAGTGACACCAGGATCAGACTGTGTACAGTAGCTACCCACCCATTTAAATGTATAAAAATTACATCCATTCTTTTCAGAAACGAGTTCAATATAATCTATCGCTGCTTTAGTCCAAATAGAACCATGTGGCAATGAACTATTGCGTGGGTCTATATTGTCTACGATGTGTCGTATTACATCAATAAAGTTAATATTTTCCTTAGTAAACTTCCAGCCATGTTGGGTAAATAATTCACGGGCAATTAAAGAAAAAACTTTCTTATCATGCCCGCGGATGGCGGCATTCAATACATCGTTCTTCTCATGGTTATCAGATTGTATGAAATCTATTACTGCTGTCATGCGGTCCTGGTGGGCTGCCTGTTCATAAAAGTTAAGCCTAGGCTCATATGTTTGCTGCACTATTATGTTCTTAAATTTTTTAAGCTCGTCCAGATCATCTAGTGTCTTTACAATTTCCATAAAGGTGTGATTGCCATCGCCGGGAAATGATAATATTTTCCACGATTGCTTATAATGATCCGCGATACGAGATGCGATACCACATCGTGAGTCGATTATACGATTCTTATAATCGTATAACCCAGAACTGTGACTACAGCCTATCCACAGAGTATCATACATTAATCCTCTACCACTACGCCACCAAGGGCATCAGTCTCGGTATCCCAGCCGCCAACAGCTTCATGTTCGTCGTCGCCACCATCATATGATTCAATAGTAGCAGGGTCTCCGGTACGATCTGAATTGGTGAATACAAGTTCTTTACCAAGAATCTGCTCTACCGACGGAGTTTCTGCTTCGATACTATCAAACCATTCTGACAATAGACCAGGAAAAGTAGCCGAAAAGTTTTTACTACGACGAATATCATATTGTACAAAGAATGCTTTGAAGTCATTGTACAGCTTGTCTTGATTCGCTGTGTTCTTGTGTGGAGTTTTAACAATATCAATATAATCAATCAATCGTTGAATACTTGCGATTTCGCCCTCTGTTAACATTTTTTGTGGACGTTCACTATTAAACCATGCTTCTAGTTTATCTTTATAAAATGTCTTGATATGTTCAGGCAAAATAGCAGCACTTTGAAATGACGGGAAACGTAGAATGTTTAGTGTCATTGTTGGCGCTCTATTCTTATACTCTTCACGCAAGTCTAGCATTTCGTCCATGAAATCAGTGATAGTTGTTAAGCACAACGAATTGATTGTCATCATCATGTGTAACTTAGCTACGTTAGATTCACGAAGAACACGATGAATACTATCCATCCATTTACCATAATCAAGACCATCACGAATGTATTCTGCTTGGTCCTTTGTTGCTTCCATACTAGTATAAATTTCAAAGTTAGGAACATGCCACGACTTCTCAATCAACTTGTCTAGTACCTTGGGGGTTTCTGGCGATAGATTAGAGTTGATAGCGAAACGCATCTGTCTGCCGCGAGTTGGATTCTGCTTAAACCAGTCAAATAGTTTCCATGTTCCGGAGTGCATAATAGGTTCACCACCAGTAATACGGATCTCTTCTAAATTGTCAGCAAGTCCATTTTCCCACCATTTGTGAAACGCTTGTATATAAGGATTATCCTCGGCCTTCTTTGTTGCCGATTCTGCCCATGGAGCAGTGTCCATAAAGTGTCCACGACCGTCACTTTGAATATTTTGATAAGCGCCGTAGTCATTAATATCCTTGACCCATGCTGTAGAGAATGCGGGGTTACAGTAACTGCATTTTAAGTTACAAGCACGATCAAACGAAATTTCAAGTGTACGCAACATGGTATCTTCTTGCCAGTCGGCAGTTGCGCTAGCTGCTACGTCCTCGTCTTTGAAAATTTCAGTCTTAAAGACACGGTCACTGATGTGATCTTTGCCAAGGTCTTCTATTTTCCAACAGTATTCACACTCAGCAGGTCTCTCGCCTTCTTGCATCATTTTTCGCATTTTTTTCTTGTGTGATGTATTATGGATAGCAGTGTAGTTGTCTTTAAGTTCATCCAAAGGAATCCAATGTCCGGGTGGGTGATGGCAACTAGTCGTTTGTCCATGTCCCAACCAAATCGTTGCGTTATACCATTTAGCGGCACAGTAACTTTTACTAACACTGTCAATCATGCGTTCTTTGTATTTGTGAAGGGTTTCGCCTTCAGAGTGCTTACGACCCATATTTTGCCTCTTTCTCTTCTTTGGCTTTATTCCAGAAATCTGCCATCTCTGGAAATGTTTCTAGAAAATTTAAATTTCTGCGTTTATCATATTGTGTGAAATATTCGTAGAACCGAATTAACTTGTTACTTAATTCTGTCTCACTTATATTTAGTCCTTCTTTAGCCCATGCTAAATCTCGTTCCAGTTTCAGTACCTCGTAGTTTTTGAAGCCCGTATACTTGCGACCGTATAGATCATCTGGTAGAATATTTGCTTTCATATACTCGATATTATCTTCGATTATCTCCAACATCTCGGGTGAAGCCAACTGAATAGTCATCCAGTCTGGAAAATGAAGATAAGGAATATCAAACCATATGCGCTGACGCTTCTTGCGAACAAACTCCGGATGCTTGAACCCATTATGATCAGGCGGAGTGATAATAATATCTTCCTGATTTTCATATCCAAATTCTTCACGCAGTGCTAGTATCATGTCTAAGAATCCACGCAGGTTTGGAATACTCAACAAATTGAACGTATTGATGAATGATATCTCAGTACCGTTTGTTTCTCTAAGAACTCTGCGACAATTCTCGTACATTGTATCAAAGTCTAATCCGTCTCGCATATATTCCGCCTGCTTGCCTACGCCGTCAACACTCACAAATAATGAAAAATGTTTACATGCTGGGGATACATACCAGTTGTTGCCAGTGTGAGGATTGATACGTGTTGTATCTTCCCATACTCTTACCTCTTCAATCTTTTTTAACTTTTCGATGAAACGATCCATTAAAGCAGGAGTTGGTGGTGACATATTAGAAGTAATACTCAGATCGATAGATGAGTTAGGATTCTCATTGACGTAATCAAGAACCTTAAATGTATTCTTGTCCATCAACGGCTCACCACCGGTCATACGAAATACTTTCAAGTCTTTGTATGTATCAGGGAACCATTTCCAGAATGCGTCGATATATGGATTATCCTTTCGTGCTACCTCAAGTGGCATCATGCCGGTATCACGCAAGTAATCAATATCGTTATGTCCACCGCCATCCGCAAATCGGAAGCCGCCGTGTTCATTAATGTCGTCTTCCCAAGCAGTGCTCAAGTGGGGACTACAATAACTACACTTTAGGTTACATGCTTGATTGAAATTTACCTCAACGTAACGCGGTTTAATATCATGATCCCAGGGCTGTTTAACTACCTCTTCCCATGCGTCTTTAACCCACCACTCACTTGAACGATAGTGTCTATCACTAAGTCTACCTTCTTTTGGAGCATCCTTGGCGTCTTCTACGTTCCAGCAGTACTGACACCCACTTGGTCGTTCGCCGTTCTTCATTTGCTTACGCTCGTTTAGCTTGAACTTGGTGTTATGAAGAGCGTTCGGGTTTGCCTTGAGTTCATCCAGTGGAATAGGATGAGTTGGCGGATGATAACAACTATGTGTTCTGCCTTGTGGCAAATGCAAACTAACCTGTAACCACTTTGCCATACACATGGATGATGACAAGGAGTTCAGTTTGTCACGAGTATCTCGTGCGTCATCATCGTAGTTCGACATGATTTATCCTTCAATACTATTGATTACACGATCTTCTGTTACTTGTGGTCCAAGCCTGCTAGGGTTGCGATAGACTGTTTTAAAGAATCTACTGCCACTAGCACCGATGTCTGCGATTTCTAAGTCCAATGTGCCACGGAGTTTGTCACCCAAATCAACAGTACTTGCTTTAAGTTTATCAATGTTCCAGCTATAACCAGTTCGCGGGCATAGTTCGTTGCCATCTTCAAACTGAGGAGCCAGTTCGGTGTTAAAGTAGTTTGTCAACCAATCAAAGTCCCGAACATTTTTCCAGTCCCAGTCTGTGCGCTGTACATTTGTCATATAACAACCAAGACGAGCACCATATATTGCCCATAGTCCATTGGTCACATCTTCGCCAACTGTCATCCACACCATAAGCCTACGATAGTTCTCGTTATGAATCTGCTTGATCTTCGCAGGATCAACGACATCGCCGTTCTCTAATCCCATCTTAACGCCTTCACGAAAGCCAGCGCGCCATGCTTGGAGTGGACTACCGTGATTGTGAACCCAGCTGTACCAGTTATTCATTTGTACATAGTTGATATTCCAGCAAAAGTCTACCTGTGCTCGTTTATCATTTTCTGCTGCTGCTTCATGAGTGCGCATACGATTAACAACGTCAACTGGCCACATTTTGATGCCGCCATTGCCATACACTAGACCGTTTATTTTATTCTTAGCAGCAAAGCTAATAACATCATCTCCTGCGATTCTATCCATATCTAGTTCGATATTAAAAAAATCTTCATTGACAATATTGTCTGCGTCAATCGTGACAAATCGCTCTGTTTCACTAATAGCGGCTGCTGCTTTGTGTGCGGCATCACTGCCCCATACTCCATGGCTGCGCTTAGCCCATGGACATTTATCTTGTAGATCAGCCCAGTTTTCTTCTGCGTTCGGCTCATCATAGCTAATGTAAATAATATCGAATTCGTTAATACTTACCAGGTTTGGCATATTTTATTTCCTCATATCTAAATGTAATATTCTTATTTTCTGCGGGCATAAGCATAAAACAGTCTCTAGGATCAACTTTGGTGCTTACTAATATTTCTCTATGTTGGCCTATTTTATTGTGCGGCAACACTATTTTATCAACTAATCCAAACGGTCCACCATCTACTAAAAATATTTTAATATCTCTATATATTTTGTGTTCTAGAGGATCATCGAAATTACTTTTAATAATCCATCCATTAGTACTAGGACTAATGATGAAATTGGTTGATTGTTTTTCGTCTGATGTTATCGTGGTATAACCTCTACGTTGGCTTGTGCGTGAGTGATAATCAATACTAACATACTTATCTTTAATTTTCAAGTTATAATTTTTAAAAATTCGCTTTGTTAAGAATTCTAAGTCAGCAATAGCTACCTTGTTTCGTAGATGATTCAAGTCAACCAACATGTATCCGTTATTCACAAGATCGACAGGATCAATTTCTATTTTTTCAAACAGATTAAATGGACGGTTGTGTTCAATACAATATAACACAACATTATCATGTCCATTTATCATACTCTTGTCAATATTTGCCGAATGATGTTTACCGCCAGTCAATGACTGCATAGTGTCCTGATTCAAGTTTATTTCCAGCATCCAATCTTGTTTGTATAGTACAAGATTAATATCAGCAGAGAACGACATGCCCCGTTGTGGTATTTTTGTCAGTATATTTTCTTGTTTTTTGATTGCCAATACTTCATTTCTGGAGACTATCTGTTTTACACCAGAAAACTCCGCGACAACGAATGACTTCTTACTAATTTTTCCTTTAAGAATATCACGCGCAATCGATGATTCCGTGCGTATCATGGAGTGGTTGGTCTCGGCTAACTTAGTCGAAATATTTAAGATATTGCCGGTCCATTCGTCATAATGAACAAAGAACTTAGTCGGCGATTTTTCTACGCTTGTCTTCCGTATCAAATTGTTTAACGAATTCATCTATAAGTCCTTTCGTAGCAAATGAATCATCTCTATAATGAATTATTCCACCAGTGATGGCGCTAGTCTCTATAATAACTTCCTTAGTGCCAACAATCCAATGATTAAGCATATCAGTCCATTTGCTTGGTATATCATTTGACCAGAGTCTCTGGCCCGTATTCTGTAAATCATAAAAGAAAGATAGGTCAACAGAGACTTCCTTTTCTACATCCAACAAGGAAGTAACTATATTAGCAATAACTGTCTTATCAAATGATAAGGGCTTAATATCTTTAAATATATTCTTGTAGGCATCTCTCCAGTTCTGATATACTGGATCCGCCATTTTGAACCATTCTAATGCTAGAGGAGCTGCTCCTTTGAAATATATAAAGTTGCTAAACAAGGTCGGAAGATCATAGGTCTCTTCCACATTGAACATATGTCTCTTATCAAATCTATGATTTCTAAATGTCAACGCAGTGCTTGGCATTGCTAAATCATAAGAAGAACATTTGTCCCATAATAGGTCTATATCAACATTCAAAAATAATGTATCGTTGTCCACATAAATCGTTTCGTCATACGGAGTACAATGAATAATTTGCCATAAATTACTACCATGAAACCCATCTCTATGACCGGTATTACCAAACGGCAGTTCAGCAATATAATCAAATATGTGAAGATATTTTTTCGGTACAAGATCAGACTTATTTTTGTCTACGATTAAGCATACTGAAGCATTGGGATCAGACAATTTTATACTAGTTGCTAGTAAATAATTATACTTGATCTGGTCAGTATCGGTATCAATGCCAATCGTTACAAATCCTCTAGTGGAATCTTCTGAATCTTTTACAAAATTCTTATCAATATCATGTGTCATGTTATGTTCTCAAATGCTTGATTAATTCATCAGATTGTCGTTGAATCGACATTTTATTCATCAGATGAATATTTGTATTCTGTATTCTAGTCAGAATATTCTTCCATGGTTCTCTTCTGTTGTGTACCAACAGTATCAGGTCATCAATGTCTTTTACCTCAATCAGATCATCTTTTTGATCCATATTGATTAAGTCAACACCCATAAAGTCATCCACGAATGTATCGTTATTAAATCCATTCATCATGTGGGCAGCGACACTAACACAAAAATCTGTTCTAAAGAGAGCATGGGGAAACTGATAAAGTAACGCATAATAGTCCCAGTTTTCCTTAACATGTTCCCATATGCCAAAGAATATTCTGCTTTCTTCGCTCTGATCAAAATAAACCACAGTGCTCCACCAGTGGTGAATGCCTGCTTCATTTAGTTCACGCTCATTGGCATAAGGTCCCTGGTGTTCTAGATACCGTGCAGTCCTGTGCATAGATACAGGAACATCGGTATCAAAAATATAATCATAAAAATCATTCTGAATAAAGTAATCGATATCTACAAGCAATGTCTTTTCGAACGGTGTGTAGTCAACGACTCCATTCTTGTTATCATTGAAGAATGGTGCGCTGAACTCAGTCCATGGGCTATCGTGATGTCTGCGTGGGTTATGATTTGTTGGCCTAGGCGTAACAATAACATGATCGAAAACTTCATCATGCCATGTTGCGTCAATGGACTCTTTGATCCAACCAAGACTTCCCTCATCGGTGATAAGGCATGTGCGGTTGTTCTTCATGCTTTTTTTAACATATGCCGCGGCAATATGAGCTAATCTAATATAGTCAATTTTTTCGTTATTATAAGCAAAGAAACAAACACCTGTGCCTTCTTTTTTTACTTCGTCCATTACCAATCCATGATTTTCTTAATGTTTCGTGCTTTATTAATTTTTTCCATGTGTGTGCTGAATTCGTTTGATGCTTCCGTATAAGAACTGATTAGCACCTCTAGAAAATCAGAGAGATCCGCAATCTTGACAGGTTTCTCTTTGATGTCTAGTACAATAGCTGTTGTTTTTTTAGCGGTCATCAGTGTTCCGACAAAGCTGATTAGCAACGGAGTGGCAGAAAATGTTCCGCCCTCATAAGGTACTAGTTGTAGTACCTCCATTCTAGCCTTAATATTTCTTTTTTGATTAGCGAGTGTTTGACGATAGTTACCAAACTCAAGAGCCTTTTCAAGTCTCTCATCCATACGATTTCTCCTATTATAGTTAACTACTACTATAACTTATTTAGTATGGGTTGTCAAGTGTTTTTTTATATATCGTCTGAGAAATCATTCGTTATTATAAATGTCGGAGCTGGTGACACATCAAAGATAACAGTAGAATCATTAGGGGATGTGATTATAGTAGGCATATACAGTTCAAAGTTCGTAGAGATTATGCCATCCACAGGCGAATCATACACACTATCGTCCAGAACTATCTTAAAGTGAATCACTTCACCTGAACCAGAATATTTTCCGTATAATTTAATGCGACGAGTACTGTAGTTACTGTATCCATACCCGTAGCCGCCACTATATCCGCCGCTGTAGCCGCCACTATATCCGCCACTATATCCGCCGCTGTAATTACTAATACTACTGCCAGTATATCCATAGCCATATCCGCCTACGTTGGACGCTGCTCCTACGAATAGTAACCCTTCGCCGCTGTTGGTATCTGATCCGTCGCCATAGTTTTCTGTCAGATTATAGAATCCTCGTCCATATGATGTTCCCGGATCTCTATTTGTTGCCTGAGATACTGTATCCCAGTTAAAATTTAACGTTCCTAGGTCGAATATCGCGTCAGCCCAGTTATAATATCCTATCGTTGACCCGCCTGCTATATCCATACTGAGACGTAACTGTCCACCACTATTAAAGAAATAACGAGCGGCATTATAATCCGAGAAGGTCCATGTCCATTCACATTCTAGCTTGTCTTCCCACGGAGTAGTACGTTCAATAATCTCAGTAATTTCAGGCAGAGTAGTTACGTTTTCTACATCTACCGACGCATGTGTATTATTAGCAATAATGGAATTGTTTATTTTAGATTCGATTACATTCAAATCTTCTGCTCGAACAAGTGTTCTAGTCAAAATGGTTGTTCTATTTTCAGGCTCGGCAAATATCAATATAGTGTCGTCAATATCACAATGATCTATCATTACGTTTGTACGGTCAAGTAACTTAACCAATCTATCAGCGGTTATTACTATATGTGCGGATACTGCGCCGCCAGAGATATACGTGTCTGTTACAATGCTTTCAACAGTAAATGTAGTTGGCGTAGGTATGGCAATAATAATATCTTTCGTCGCATTAAGACTTGATGGATCTGATCCATCTGAAACAATGCCAGTTATATCAACATGTGTGTTGTTGGCAAATTCGTGGTCCACATCAGTAGTATATGTTATCGTGCTGCCGTTGCCAACTGCGCCAGTTATTGTTATGGTCGGCTTAACAGCAGCGTCTATATTAGTAGCGCCCCAACCAAATTTGTGAACATCTTTTCTACTGAATGCTACAGCAGGAAGAAAATAAAGTCTATTTTCTGGCGCTGGTCCAAAGCTCAATGTACCAGAGATCAGACTATGAAAGTCTAATACGCCAGTGGGTGCGGCGCGGAATGACAATACCCCATCTGGCAGCACATCTGCTACCGCAGACATTATAAGAGTTGTTTCATTGATTACACCAACAATAGTCTGTCCGCTAGTGTATCCAGTTCCGGATACCATCATTCCCACTGTCATTCCCGCAGTCTCGCCCACTGTCAGAGTGGTATTAATAAACCCGCCACCAACATATGAAACCAAGCGCACAGCGTCCGGCAACGCGGATATCGTAAGTGTCGTTCCATCAATCACCGCACTGACTGTTTGTCCGTCGGTGTATCCATCACCCGTGACGCCCATTCCTGGAATAATTCCAGTAGTATCATCAACGATTAATGTAGTGGTTTGAAGACCGCCAGAGACATAGGTAGCTGAAATAGCCACATCAGTCAAATCCGACATAGTAAGAGTTGTTCCGTTAATTATGTGAAGAATGGTTTGACCACTAGAATATCCAGTGCCTGTAACAACCATGCCTTGACGTAAATCTGTAGTGTCGTTCACTGTCAAAGTTGGTAGGCTGAACCCGCTAGACCCGCCAGATACATAACTACGCTCGACAACAGCGTCGGCAATTGCGGACATCGTGATTTGTGTAGAGCTATCTACACTCACAATTGACTGAGCACTTCTGTACCCAGCACCAGTGGCTTGTTGTCCAGGTACTAGTCCAGTGGTGTCATCCACGACTAAATTGACATCCAATATACCAGTTGTTCCGTCAGCGATAACATGGATAGCTGCGCCATCCTGAACCGTAGCAGCAGAATAGTTGTCGCCAAACACTTTATTCACAAGTGTTGCGATAGTATTGTACTCACTAGCGTTTACTGTATTACCTTGGTTGACAGCCATTTTTACTTTGTCCCTACGACTATCTCTATTGTTCCGGTGCTCTCGACTAGATGATCCTCTAGTGCTCTACCGATTATGGCTCTGTAATCTAGCACATCTGTCATATAGGCTGACTTAGCATGACCAGGAACATTACTAGTAACTAGTCTTTCTCCCTTGAGTATTCTGCCGACTACCTTACAAGGAACACGTCCAGCAAGCGCAACATATGGATGACTGTCATCTGTACCAGCTGAGCTATTCATTTCAAATGCTGGCGCGGTAGAGATTACACCAAATACATCAGTATCGTTTTGTTGTAGTGTTTGTGTTATTTCTGCTGAACCACCAATCTTTACAACTGTTCCTGGTTCTAATACCTTATCAGCGGCATAACGTTCCGCGAGATCGGCGTACTCAGCACTAGTAGCGGTGCCTCTGAACTTATAGTTATTAGTGGTATTCATATTGATACCAGCCTGGATTGTGGGGAACTGTGTATCAAGCCGAGTTACACCATCCTCTAGAAATTCACTAGCAGCAGGCGTCCATGAGGTAGTGTCATCAACCGTGATTGTTACAATCACATCATCAACAATATTTTCGATTGTTTTATGAAGAATGTCCTGTGTGTCTAAACGATTTCTTACTTCGATTCTTGTGTTTCCTGTAAACCCAATCACATACCATTTTCCAGTATCGTGAATTTTTACCTGATTCGTAGAGCTGTCGTACCATTGCTGACCGTCTACTGGATTAACGGGCTCAACTCCAGAAGAGAAATTCTCCAAAAGATGTAGAAGATTTTCGTTAGAATATTCTCCGATGTTTGAAGAATTTTTACCAAGCAACACAAGACTTGTGCTTGTATCTAGTGTGCCGTCTGCGATGATGATATTAGGCTTACTCGCATCTGAATAGTTTATGTTATATGGCATATTGTTTCCTTCGTTATGTTCCGAGTGTTGTCTTTATTCTTATCGTATATGTTATTTGAATCTGTTGAGCAGATTCTTTTGTTCTAGGCACAAAGATAACATGAGTTAGCATCTCGCCATTTGCGTTGTACACTGCGACTTCGTCGAAGATATAGTCCGCACTATTCCCCACATCAGTAGTGTCTTCGCCAGTAGGATAACCTGTCGCAACAAGGCAAGTAATAGTCACATCACTATAATCTGTATTAGATGTATGTGATACCACTACCTGGTTATCGCTTGACTGGGTGACTGTATCATCTACTGTTTGTTTATATGTTTGATTATACAGTGCGCCACTGGTAATGTCCGTGTTTGTTGTTTTATACGTAATGTTGCCATCACTATCTATGAGTGTGCCGCCATTACCGAATCTGATATTCGAGATTACATAAGATCCAGAAGTTCCAGCATTGTTTGCCAATAGATTAGCAATAGTAACACTCATGTTTTCAAAGTTAATAGCATTTCTCTTAGAAAGAATGACCTCGCCAGTATCCGGGTCAATAATCTTAATATGACCTTCGATACTTAATCTAGAATTTTCGTTGTTTGTCAGATCCATTTTCATTTCATTCCATTTTATATATTTATTAAAAAATTAAACTCTACTTTATTCCCATCAAGGAGTAACTATTCCTATCGAATATGTCTCGCTAATCTCTAATTTAGATGTTTCGTCGTGTGTTGGGTTTTCGTTAATCTTTCTCAGCTTAGTATGGAATGGTTTGATATCGTTAAAGAACCCTTCCAACACATCTGTGTTCTGTGGCTGATAAAGTTTCGCGGTAGTATTCAACGGATACGAAATATCCATGGAAGTATATGTTGTCTTGAACGCAAAGTCACTAGTGGTGTTTTCTGTCACCGCTTGATGTAACCAACTAAACCATAGTTTATTATATAATTCTGGTTTTGTCAAGAACATTTTGTTTCTAACTTGCTCAATCAAATGATATAATATGTTACTTGGATCGGAATCAAACCCAACAGAGTCAAACCCAGTTACATCAAACCCATGTCCATACTTATTTACGTTCCATAGTTCTTCACTAAATTCGATTGTTCCGTTCTTCTTCCATTCTAATACCCAGTCGTTATCAAGTCTGCGATATATAGCAGGTCTGGTCAATCCGTCACTATGAATAATGCTACTCACGTAAACCAAATCACCATTCTGGTATGTTCCAGATATATTTTCTTCTCTAATATCTGTCAACGAGTCCACACGATAGTTGACAACAGTGTCAGTATTAAACATATAATCCATATCGCCGGATGTGTTGTATGTGCGTTTTGTATAGTCAACATAATTCCAGAAATCTCTCGGGTTATATGTGACTTCACCCTCGACGAAAGTTTGTCCAATATAATCTTCTAGATTAGGATATTCTGATACCATAACAATATCAGCAGTTATAGAATTAAATGCTTCAATGAAGTTCTGTCTTGCTTCTGATTTATTTCTGATAAGACTCTGAGCAGGTCTGGTCAAGTGACCAAATCTGTTATAAGGATGAAGCCTAATGTTAGGCAACAGAATAGGAGACAATACATCAATGTCAGTTGCTTGAGTTTCTGCTGGTAATTCATAATCGTATATTCTTCTCCAGAATTCCTCAGTAGCATTAGGTGTGTTGCCAGTATTCACATCACGTAGACTTATATAATAATCATTGCCACTTAGTACCACATCAGAAACACTGTATGTTGTTACCACATCATACGAAGTATATGTGTATCTTTCACTATAACGATTATAGCCAACAAGACTATCACGCATTTTGATATGTAGATATTCCGGTATTAGTTTTTTATTCTCTTTTTCTGAAAGTAACACATACTCACTATTAGTCAGCGTCTCGCTTTCATATTTCTGATTTACTTGAACAACGGAATTGTCACTAGTAAAGTTATACACATTCGAAAGAATTAACTCATCCGCTCCTGCTGCTGCTGCCCAAGAAATATCGAACGAAGACGGATTTGTCAACAATTCTCTCAACTGTGATACGTTGTAGTTACGATTATTAGCAGTTGTTGTTTTATTTTTAACCCAGAAGTAATATGTTGTTTCAGTGCGGTTCTTGTCTGGATTGTAATATACAGACTCAGTCCACTGATATATGGTCTCATTATTTAGTTCATAACTGTACGCTTCCCCAGATGCTGTTTTACCATCCACAACAGCGCCATTTGTTACAAGAGTTTCCCATTCTTCTGGCAATGAAGGACTACGTGTCCATTCATAAATGTCTATACTTGCGCCATCAAACAATCTACCCCAATGTGATCTCTTATAGTCAATATTTCCCTGCTCATAGTTCAGATAAACAGCGGATCTAAGATCCCACCAGCGCTCATCAACATGGGAATCTTTCCATGCGTTATCCGTTACAATACTGCCGCTAGCATTATTGAAGTTATAGATAGCAATGTCATTGGTAGATTTATAATCTATTTCTCTCTCAGCAAATCCTGGAATGATTCCTTTGAATGGGTCAAAGATTTCAATGTTATTGATATACGTTTGGTTCTCTGCGTCGAATATCTTAACATTTTCAATCAGGTCATTTCTTGCCTGGTCGTATGTTACTCGTACTTTTACCCAATCGCCGTAAGTATTGCCATCAGTCATTCCAAATCTGCCAGTCCAGCGATATACTGCTGGTCTGCCAAGGTCATCAGAGTTAACGAATGCGTAGATTGGACGAAGACTATTATTCTGTCTGAATCCTGCGAAGTTATATTTCGGAATGCTTAGTCCGTCTACTGTTGTGAATGAGTTATACTCAGACAACAGGCTATCAATCGTGTCGAAACGGACACTTCTCAGTGGATAAATATTGCCCACGTTGCCTTCTTTTTCGATAAACTCATCAATGAAGAATCTTCTTTTATTGTTCGCATCGATCTCGACTACCTTGTGTATACCGTCAATTTTCGGAGTAGTATTACTTCCTGTAATTAGAACATAGTCTCCGACTGTGAGGTTGTGAAGACTGTTTCCTTTGTTATTAGTTACATCAGAGGCAAGAGACACAGTAATCTCGGCGTTGTCTGCCTCTGTAATACCAGCACATGCTCGTGAAACATACATGCCGAAGTCCATCGACTGATGAACATCATAGCCAAAGTTGCCTAGCCCATCAAGACTACTATCGTCTGCTACCCAGATACTAAACACGGCTGGATCATTTTCCAACTCTAAGAATACTTGAATCTCGTCGCCATTCTCAGAACGAATAGCCTGGAATGTATTGCTAACAACGGTCTGAGACGCTGTGTATGTATTGGATTGTAAACCAACCACACTGTTAATCGTGCCTGGACCAATATATAATGTACTAGCAGTGCTAGTAATTTTTAATCTGTTATTGGAATTGGCTGCTAAAATGCCACTTAATCCTTCTGCGTTGATTAGACTAACAATGTCATCAATGTCGTTGGTTGAACTAGTTGACGATACGTTAGATGTTGCTAGAATTGTTCCTGAAACAATTCCCAACGCGGTCAACGCAGTGCTCGAAGCATCGATTACGACCTGTGTAGAATTACTTGATATTGTTAGGGTATTGTTCAAAGATGCCTGCGCACTAATGCCCGGTATTACCGCGGTGTTTATTTGAGAAACTATACTTGTTAAGTCGATAATACCCGCAGTCGGCACAGCGATACCTGTACTCACAACTGTTTCGCCAACAATAGGAAAGCCAAGTGTGGTATTCAATGTACCCTCGCCTATGATTAGTGTCGCGGCAGTAGAAGTGTCCACATTTGTTTTAGTTATTTTCAATTGATTGCTGCTGTTACTCGCAACAATATTAGGAATAGCCGCTGCTGTAATTTTCTGAATGATAGCAGCAAGATTATACACTCTGTTAGTTGATTGTGATGCGACTACTGTGCTAGAACTAAAGACAGTCGTAAGATTAGCAGCAAGCCAAATCGATACATCATCTATATATGTCCCAGCTTCCATATCTGTTTGTGCCGCTGTACTATCTTGCGGAGCAACTGTTTCTGTTCCAGCAATCACAAGTGTAGGACTATATACAGTTCCTTGTAAGCTATTAATAATATTAACATCATTGGTAATCAATGCGTCGATTTCTGCCTCATAGGCTGGTGTTCCACGCTCAGTCAACAAGAAAGTAATATCCAATCCAGCAACACTAGTAGCAAAGTAAGAAGCAAGGAATGCGCCCCATGTACCAGAAGGATATACCAATCTTAGTGCCTCGATTGCGTTTATGCGTGCTACTGTTAATGAACCATTGATAACATCCAGCAATGCTGATTCGGCATTGATATTGTTATTATCTATGTCATTAAACGTTATCGTTGTTCCGTCTACGATGAGTGTGCCGCCTGGCGTTGATACAACGGGATTAACTACATCGTCACCTGTTGAGGTAGGCGAATCATACACGATAACATCAGAAATATTAGCGAAAGTCACGGTTACCAACTCATTGTCATCAGAAGCGATGACCAACGTAGTGTTCTGAGCAAGCACGGGATTAACTTCGGTTCCAGATATGGCTATAGGATTATAATTTGTAGTCGTTGTTGTATTCACGATATTGATTGTCGTGGCTGTTCCCGAAGATTCGCCTATAATGAATGTGCCGCCGGCTTTACTGATGATCGGCAATACCGCGGTACCAACAACGTCAATAGGATTATTTGGTCTTGTTATTCCTGTTGCTCCAGAAGAGTCAACCATCTGGAATACGCTGCCTTGATAAATCACTTTGTCGCCGAACTTATAGGATGTTTTGTTATCCCATTGTCCTATAGACTGCCATTCGCCAGAGAAGTCATACGCATCTTTTACTTCTGTCGGGAATTGAACAAAATCATCTCTGTTTAGTACACGATAGTCTGCCTCAGTAAGTAGTGGCAAGCCTGCGTCACTAAAGTCATTCTCTACAAGAGTCAAATCAGCAAAGGTTGTTGACGTAGTATTATTGTATTGTTTCGGTGCTCGTGTTTGGAAATTATTTCCTGCCGTACCGGTGACCAATAGATTACTGTTTGAATCCACATCAACCACAAAGTCAGTCAGAACGTCATTGCGAATTCCATCTGTAAATCTAATCGGCTGAGGGTTTGTTTTAACTAAGTCACGGGTTAATACAAATTCCAATGTTTCATTCGAACGTGTATCGCCATAATCAGCAGTTCTAATTGCCCAATCTTCGTGTAGGGTGACATCAGCAACGGTATCATATAACGCAGTTGTGCGCAGTAATGCGTTAAGAGCATTCTCTGTGCCACTATACTTGTATGTACCTTTAACAAAATTCCACACTGTGTCGTCATCTAATGTCAGACTATCTGCCCATGCTGGACGATTGTATCCCACATTAAAGCGGGCTACGTCAAGCATTTGTTGATTTGACAATGTATTGCCAGGTCCATAATACTGGTCTAGTTCTCTTGCTACCGTGTCGAAGTTATTAACAATTCTGTCGCCAGTAACTACGAAGCCAGGAGCATATAGTTTGCCGTTCCAGTCTTTTGTTCTAGTGCCTCTCCAAGTAATACGATCTCGCAGGTTACCCATCGCTGGCTGATAAACTACATCATTAAACAAACTTTCGTTGTCGAATACGATAACGTGCTCTAATTCTACTGTGTAGAATCTTATACCATGGATGATTGTGTCGTTGTCTTTTCTTTCCATTACCGTGTTAATACCAGTGCTGGTTTCAATATTTCTACTGATTAGCACCTTATCATTGGAGATTAATTTTCCATCAGCATCTACCAGATTGTATGCGCCATCATATTTTGTTGATAGGCTGTCATAATATCCCAACGTAGGCTCAGTTATCTCTAGTCTAGAGGTATCTGGCTTAGCGAATACATAATCGCCCGCTGCTGCTGTAGCATTCCATTCAACAAATTTCTGTGCCTCTGCTGCCCACGCGGCTGTTTTCCAACCCTGTGCCAATAGATATTTCTCGTAGCCTAGAATGAAATTATAAACTGCCTGTGTGTCGTCTAACACACTACTATAAGCCAATTGAGTAGCCGTGGTGTCGTATTTACTGTAATTGTAATACAGTTTATTATTAATGTCAACCGCAATCTTGCTAGAAGTAGTTATAGGAGCATAATAACTAAATGTCTGTCCTACATTGTCCATTCCTGATACAGAAAAGCCCTGTGCTAATTTCGTAATTTTTACCGAACTAAAGAATTTTTCATCTTTTGGTTGACTTGTGTAAAGAATTGTTGTATGACTGTCTGCTGGATAATAAACACGACCCTTATCGTGGCTACTTTCCAATATAAAGTTTTGATCGTTGTTGACAAAGCCAGAAGCCTTAACAATAGGAGAATATCCCATATTATTAAATCTTTCAACCAATGTGTCAACCGGTGTGTTATTATATTTGGCAAATTCAACTATAGCATTACCCATGCCGCCGAAGTATCTTGTTGCTCCAGCAATCGTAGTAACATTGAATGTCGCATTGCCTTCGCTTGTTACGATAGTCGGTCTTCCCGTGAAGTTGCCACCTGGATTGTCGATTGATACTGCTGCCATTGTGCCGTTATTAACATGGGCGGTAACAGTTGCGTCATCACCAAAGTTACTGAATACTGTCAATACTGGCGCGGTCGCATAAGTGCCGCCATTTGTTACAGTAATAGTACTAAGAATGTTGTCAGCGAACGGCAAATATGTGAAGTTTGCGTTCTTATTATTTCCTAAGTTCTTTGTGTCTTTGAAGTAATGCTGTACAGTATCTATATCAGGATTCGAAATTATGCTTCTGGTAAGACTTCTGAAATATGTATTGATAGTCCACAATGGCTGTAATTTCATTAGTGTACTAAACAAGTTAATTTTATACTCGCTACTATTTCTCCATGATGATTCGATTGGACCTAAATCTCCAAATACAAAGTCTTTTGATGCTTCAACACTTACAGGAGCAGTAACAACGGCTGCCGCAACAGGATCAAGCAATACATTAGTGATATCAACTAGTGTGTTAGTATCCCAATCATAGTTTGTGTATGCGTAATCTATACTATATTTCGGTGTATCTGCTGGATTGTTATAGTGTCCAGTTTTCAATGCTGTGATCAGTGCTGCTTTCTTATTGACATCTGTCCAGTCATAATATACTATCCACCATGTTGGTTGTGTGTTGTAGCCAAACATCTCCCATGGATGAGTGTGTGGTCTATCAGTATTAAAGTAGTATGTGTACACGCCTTTCCAGCCGCCAATGCCTGGTCCTACACTACTGTAGTTCCAAGTAAACTTATCGCCGGCATCGTAATAAGACGCGGAGTTTAGTACGGTAACACTATTTCTAGTTTTCCATCTATTGAAGTCATCACGCATAGCGTTGGACATGTCATCCCAAGAATAACTGGTGCTGCGATGTGCTGTAGGCATTATTGTTTTATAATCAACTACCGTGTTAAGGGCATCTGATAGATTGTTTTCTATTCTGGTATCAAGTTCCCAGATAGCGGCGTCAACGATATTAAATTCTGAACTATTTCTGTTATATAGTTCTGTGCCCATTCTAACATGAATACTGCCGTCATGTAACTGAAGCGCATCTGTGTATGTGCCAACAGTAGGAGCAACAAAGTCATCCTGACCAGTGATATATCCAGCATCAATATAAAAATTAGATAACTGGCTTAGTTTAGTAGGTCGTACCAGACCCATCTTCGCTGCGCTTGGTGGGATAAAGCTGCTGCTATTTTGTGGATACCAACGAATGTGGGCGTATGCTCTACTATCACCATCAAAGGTCACTGATGTATTAATTGTCACATTATAGTTTGTTAGTGTGTAATCGATGTCCTTGATCAATGCTCTCCAACGAGCAACGCCATTGCCATCAACATCTTTTAGCCATAACTGAACATGGTTAACTGTGTCATCGAATGTGTTGATTGTTTGTGGCAATGAGAATACATTACTGTCGCCATCATACCAGTTTACATCTACACTTTCATAGCCATTATAAAATGCCATGTCACTTTGAGAAAAATCACTGTTGCGATTCTTGCCTAGATTCATTTCTCTTAGAGCACGATCAACCAACTCATATACTGGAATACTAGTATCTGTTGTGTTGTGTAGCTGTTTTACTTTTTGAGTAAATTGTGACTTAAATCTATTATATCGCTGTGACACAAACCGTAGACTACTGAATGGATTAGAATCAGTGTTGCTGAGTGTTTGGGTTAGTAACTCTGTACTAAACGCCTGCTGCCTAATCGTGCCGCCAAATTGGTTCAACATCGGTAATGCTGTATAGTTGTTTGTACCAAAAAAGCTGTCACTAAAGCCAGGAATAGAAGTCATCTGACTTTTGATATGGTGCTGTAGGTCACTATATTCTACTGTTGTCACAAGCTCGTTCTGTGGATTAAGAATATGAGTATCAGCAGGTAAAAAAGAACCCTGTGCGGAGCTAGTTAATTTGCCATCAGTGTGCCAGGTAACATCAACCACATCATCAGCAGCAAAATCATGCGTGATGGTTAAGTGATTGTCCGAGATAACATAAGCAGTCTCTGGCAGAACAGTGTCGCCACTGTCATTTCTAATAGTCACATCAACATTGTATTCTTTAATATCGGACAGACTGATCCATCCTGTATCTACTCCGGGAAGAGTATATTTTATAAGAGCATCGGTAACAGTTCCATCAAGAGATATCGTGAACTCATTATCAATAGCTGGGCTGCGAGTAAGTCCAGGAATATTATTGCCAGAGACATCCTTAAATTGTAGGTCATCACTATCAAATACAGTCTTGAATGTATAAGTCTTGTTTCTTGCCATAAACAACACCGGATTAGTTCCGTTCACTCTGTTGAATGTAGTGACAGAATTTTGATTACTGTGTGTATGGAATTCTAGTTCGCTACCTTTACTCAACACACGAAAGCTGTCGTAATTATGGACATCGTTCGTGCCAAGATCGACAATCATTGAGTCACTAGGGGTACCGAAGATATTCTGGTAGTGTCTTCTTACCGGCTGTCCGCCACGTACTTCAGTCCAGTTATTTGTAAATTTGCCAGTATTGATGTTCTTGAAGTAATAGAAGCCGGCAATTTCAAATTCATTTGATACACTTGAGTTTGATAAGTTAACATTTGTATTGACTTTGTTGTATGCGTATCTTATACTGCCACTGCCCAATGTAAATTCAAAACCTGGGTTGTTGCCATACTCGGCATACTTTGGCTTAAAGCCAAGCGCAAAATCATAGATTGACGATGTACTCTTGCTGTAATCAAAGATTGGATCACCGGCAAAACTGCTGTTTGGATAAACAGCGGCGTCATCTAATTTATTCAAATCTATATCGTATGCCTGAAATAACATTCCTTCACTGCGATAGTCTTTTTGTTGTCCGTATACCCATGTAGTGTTATCCCAGTACCATTCACTGCCACTCCATATATCATTTGGATATTCATCACCGAACACTTCGTTGTAACCAACTGTCACAACAATCTTGTCACCAGGGGTTAATGTTCCGCTGTCGTGTAACGGCGTTAATGCCGTAATCAGTCCAGTGCCATCAACGACTGCTGTACGAATAGTATTATTATATGCTACATCGGTGCTAGATATGAACAATATAGTGTCGCCGTCTACCACTGTTTTAGCAACGATCTGTTTCCAATATTCACTATTCATGTAGAAAGTAGGGTTCTTGGCATCGTTGTGGGTTTGCGCACATTCCCAGTATGTAAGTTCACCGTCTGAATCAACGTATACTTTATCACCCTTGTCGAACCCAGTCAATGACCATATAGTTGTTGCTAGATGCGAAGCAAGATTGAAATTGGTAGCGCCTATAATATCCGTACCAGGAGCAACGATGTTCTCAAATGCGTGTGACACATTCATTAAGTGTTCTGTACCGAAGTCAAACTTCTCACAATCAGCAAAGAATTCAATAATAGGTCTGACCGCTCGTGCTGTTTCAATTGCGTAGTCGCTGGAATCTAAATCATTATAATCACAGGCAGATATAACTACGCTGTCTTTTACCCATAGATTAGTTCTCGACCATGCGCTCTGCTCGGGAGCAAATCTAGGCTCTACTACATAATCTCTGATAGGATCGCTGTAGTTGTAGATTGTTTTATTGATCCATGTTTTTGTGCCAGTGGCATCATATTGTTCCGTGAGCTTGATGCCACTTGGTTGACCAACGTTGTCTACAATGTAGGTTATATCTTTGGCATAGTTTACGCCAGATACATTATCACCAATGAACTTAACACGCATACCATTTTCTAATGTTAGTGTCTTGCCGTTAGCTAAAGTAGGAGTAGTGTATGTTGAGCCAAGCAGAAGTCCATCAATATCATCAATCAGGAGCGCCTCTGCTAGAGGTCCTGATCCATAATCAAGTTCGCATACAGGCACAGTATTGAGTGCCCAAAAGTATTTGTGATAGTTGATAAACATATCGTAGTTGATCGGCAGTCTAAGAGTATAACCATTTTCATTTAAGATATTGTTGTGGTTGTTTACATCAACGCCGTTGAATTCCAATGCTGATATAAAATCATCATAAGAAAGCACATCCGTAATCTCGTTGTTGTCATTTTTATTAACCAACGAAGGAGTAAACTGATAGTTGTCCGCAAATCTATTGCTACTGTCGTATATGTCCGACGCTTTTCTATAGCCGTTGTTTGAACCAACAAGCGAATTTATTGCCTGTAAACTGCCGCTGGATAGTAATTGTTCTAGCGTACTGTTCAGAAACTTTTTGTTTATATGAGTTCTGAAAATGTCAGGCAATAGTCCCGTAACATTTGTCGTACCCAATCTTTCCTTACTTTCGCCTGGTCGTGTGATTAGTGGGGCATCAGTAGGATTCGCTTGATAGTTCTGGCTCATTAATTAACTCCGGAGTTTGATGTTATAGTAGTTAGATTAGCGTTGTTACTTGATTCCACAATGACATTAGCAGATGTTAGAACTGGCAGGAATAGTTCGTCACTTTGTGAATTAATCTCATAAAGCGTTGAACCAAATCTGTTGTCAATTGGAACAATATTAATCTGACTTATTTGCCCTATCAAGTTGTTATGAACGTATGACGCAAGTTCAGTAAAATAAAATGTCTCGCCAAAGTCCCAGTTGTCAATACTAAAATATTCATTTATTAGTTGTACTACTGTTTGTTTGATTTCTGTATCACTCAATGTACTATTTACTGTTTTTGTAATCTTGAAGTTTGCCTGTAACTCAGATGACGCCAAATCTCCAAATAGTATTTTATACTTGACAGGTCTATAAATTATCTGGTCACTTATTGTTTTCTTGGTGGACAGACTAGTAAACAATTTACTAAGTCCATTAACTGTCGGAGCAGCTGGCTGAGTAAATGATCTACCATCATATGCTGCCCATGTTCTGAACTCAGTGTCGTAACTTCTAAGAAGAACATATGTATCAATGATGTTAGTTCTGGATGGATCAATTACCTGATTTAAGTCAGCAATTCTATTATATCTTGTGTGTATTGCTTCGCGTCCGCCAGTATTAGTGCCGGTGGCGGCTCTTACAGTGTAATCATATCCATTTTCCGTGATCGTGCCAAGATTAATCGTCTGGTCTCTGACAACCTGCTGAAACGCATCTGGCGTATCTGGATAGTTATCGTTATCTGGATCAGCCAACGTAACTTTTACTTTATGATTATCAGTATAGCCGTCACTATATTTGTAGTATCCGCTAACATTAAACTTGTATTTCTTGCCCAATGGTGTATAATCACTAGAGGAGACATTATTAATATCAAGTACTTCTAGATTATCTCTTCTAGGCTTGGATGTCGCACTACTAAATGTTTCTTCGAAGTTGAGATTGTTAAATCTAACTGTTGTGTCACTACCAAAAACAAACCTCGTTTTTCTAACAAGTATTTCCCAATCGGTAGAACTATAATCAAATCTGATTATCCAACTCTGATCCAATGATCCAGCTGTAATATCACCTTCGAATTGTCTGCTCCAACTACTAACGTCTGTAGACGCAATACTATTGCCAGGAAGATCGCCTGATGCCACCAATGCCCATCCTCTAGTAGGAATATCGTAACGTAAACCAAAGCTATTTCGATTATCAATCGCATTTTTTATTTCAGCTTTAACTGCTGTTGTAGTGTCCATGCTGTATGTTGGGACAATTCGTTTAATTCTTGCGCCAGTTGGAACAACGCCGCCTAGTGCGACTGAACCTCGACTGTCAAGTGTAATGCCTGTTGGGATTCCAGAAGCACTATCTTCACCAAGTCCATTGTTGCCAAGACTGACTATTTTTACCCATTTTGTGTCAGCACTGGTTACATATACTTTAGCAACGCCGCCGCTTCCGCCGCCGCCCGTGATAGTAATGTTTGTTGCTGAGTTGTATTCCGAGCCTGCTGCTGTGACAGATATACTTGATATTGAATCACCAGTAAGAGTTGCCTCTGCTGTTGCTCCTGTGCCGATGCCATCAATAGATATCGTAGGAGCACTTGTGTATCCGCTTCCCTGATTGACAAGCTCAATACGAGAAATATAACCTTCAACAAATGGTGATGTAATGAATTCAACTAATCCATTCTCGGATAGTTTGTCTAATGGAGCAGCGGCGGCTGTGCCGAAATTCTGAACTACGCCATTCAGAGTGATATACCCTGTCGAGCTACTATTACCAGAAGTGATTTGGTTCCAACGATACACATCGTCGATACTGCCATTTACATTATAAAAATTAATCAATCCAGTTGTGTTACTGTAATGCTGATATGCGTCATATAAACCTGGTACTGCGCCGTCCAAACTGATATTTGTTCCGTAAAACTGGCGATGAAAGTAAAAGTTGGTAAGTTCAGGATCATTCAATAATGGAGCAACATGTCGATTAAATATTTGCTCAGATGTTAATGACGAAGGTAATCCGATTAAACTTCTTACTGTTGCGTCATCTTTATAAAGATAGCCATCATCCATATACATACTTGCGTCACTGTAAGTAGCAGTAGGATCATAAAAATCTCTAAAGCGACTGTGCCCACTATGTACTCGGTTAATACTTTTAATCTTGCTAACATTTTCACTAACTGTTAGTGGGAATAAGCTATAATCATCAGCAGTAACCATGCGGTCCTGTGCGCTATAGAATCTACCAGCGTTATCCTTGATGCTCTTTAGTGATTCTCTAATACTCGCATTGCTTACAGTTTCTTTTAGACCTAGATTAATTGTAGCTGTATATTCATTGCCATCAATTCCTGTGTATCTAAAGTTCTTTGTAATGCTTGACATATTATTTGGATTAATAACATAGTTAAGATTGGCGCCTGTTCTGTACCAAACACGAATTATACCACGAGGAATGTTTGCGAAACTTCCGTCACCAAATACAATACTAATCTGGTCATCTTCTCTACTGCTCACAGTAAAGATATCTCGTTGGTTGTTTGAAACACTATTATAGATTGCGTTGGTTCCGTATTGTCTGTCAACAAGTGTCCAGTTTGTAGAGATGGTGCCGTCTAATCCGATTGTTTGTACCCAGATATTACCATTAGCAATATTAGTACCGGTAACGTCTAGTACCAAGTTGGCTAAGCCAGTGTCAACATTAAAATCTTGAAAGTTTAACGTGCCCTGCTTAAAGCCCATAAAGAATCCAGTATTTGGACTTGTGAAACCACTATTATCATTCTTGTACAGAATGTCAATACTTTTATTTGGTTCAGGCGTGCGCTCTTCTATCACATTTACATTTTGATTGTAATATACACTGTATAGTTCAAATCCCAGACTTTGTCCACTGATAGTTGAGTTAAATGACTCTACTACCGAGTTATTTGCTGTACTAGTCTTGTATACTTCGTTCACAACACCAGATTGATTAAACTTAGCAAAAGGTGTGCCGAATTGGTTACTAGTAGTGAAAATACTATTCATAATAGTCAAGAAGTCTTGATACGTGTCAGGGTTAGTCACATCTTCAAAGAAAATATCTTTGTTGGCAAGACTTGATCCTTCGGCATCATATAATCTTTCACTTGTCTTGATACTATTGATTTTCAAATAGCCATCAGCGACAACGTTTCTTGTTGGTTCATATCCCAAGAATTCAGCAATACGCAATGCGCTTTCACGGCGCTCGGCAGTACTCAGATAGTTTTCACGGCTAGCAAGGTCAGCTCGGAAAGCCAAGTTGTGACCTAAGAATGCCATAAGTTCAATTAAACTTACAAATTCACTACTGCTGATCCAGTCGTTAAAATCTTCCGGGTAGTTAGCTCTTACATAATCCACCATGGCAGACCTGATTGTATCAAAGTCATACGCCTGAAAATTAGCTTGGCTAAAACTCTCGTATACTACGCTGAAGTCTTCGGCAGCAAATAAACTGCTCTGTCTTGCACCTTGTGCCATTAGATTGTCTCACTCTCAAAATTTAAGTATAATTGTTCCACTGATCCAGTCGATACATAAACTATATTAGCTCTTACCTCTATAGAATGTTCACGCTCGCTGATAATAAAAACTTCGTTAATACTCCAGCGTGGATCTAATCCGATGATGCGCTCAACGTCATCCTTCGCCAGTGAACGAGTATAGTCGTCCATTGGGTCAAATAACAGATCCCATATGATGCTTCCAAAAGCTGGATTCATCACACGCTCACCTTTCTTTGTATAAAAATGATTCAACAGGTCACGTTTAGCAAGTTCTGAATCAACTAGAACCGTGCTGCCTGATCTTTTATTTACACTACTAAAACCATAATACTTTGCCATATAACTATTTATAGAAGTTTTAACTACTATGTTTATATTCTAATAACAAACTTCAATTCAGAGTTCGCTAGTGTAATTTTCTCAGGATGTAGCAATGTTAGTGTGTTGCCACTAACTGTAAAGTCGAATAAATGCTGAATTCTGGTTCCATTTACATACACCTCTAGTTTCTCGACCGGATACATACTTGGTTCCTTTTGAAGTGTATACACAGTTGTTGTTCCGTCAAATGTGACTAACTCATTTGTTAGTGTCTCAGCATATCGATTAATAATATCTCTCTTAATGCCTTCTGGTGTATATGGCAAGAATTTCTGTGTTTCGGCATAGTATGAAAATCTAGCACGCTGTAATTCCTCAGTTGTGAATGTTCCGAACTTGAACAGTTCGTTTTTATCACGTAACTTGAATATGCCCATTTGGCGCAACCAGCTTCTGGATTTTGTTTTGGTATAGACCGCAAGTCTTAGTATTTTGGCGCACTCAATCGCTTGTTCTTTGAATTCGTAGTTACGAATAATCATACTAGCAACAGTATCCCAGTCGCTGTCGTGTATTGCTGATTTGAAATCGTAAACTCCCTCAATCGCAACACTCTCGGTAAGAGAACCGGTAAACCAATAATACAAATACAATCCATCATAAACGCATTGCGGCAACTGTGTTATTGAATTTATTCCTAGTGAAGATATCAATTTCTTGAATTTTGCCTGTGTTGTGTTGAATTTAACTATCCATACATCAAATGACTCTTGTTCAGTCATCCCTCTATCGGTATCTGTGGGTACTCCATACGCAGTTTTATTATATCCTGTGTATCTTTTAAAATTCAATGCGATATCAGCGACCTCACTTGATGTCCACATAATACTCAAATCTGTTGGTACAGTTTTGGTCGCATCTGCCACAGTAAAGTCTTCCCACACGGTGTTGTATCGCTGTGCTACTGTTGTTAATTGTTTTTTAAGTTTTGCCATTTTTATTACCTTTACGACACATCATAATCATCTTGGGTAGGTGTCAGTGTACTTGGTGCTTGAGCGGCAATAGTTGAATCATTGGTAATATGTCCGCCATATGGCTCATGCTCAGGAACTCTTCCGTTAATACTTTCTTTGACGACTCTATTAACAGGCATCGGCTCAGATGTTGGCTTGTCTGCCACAGCGGCACGAGATCCAGGACTGTTCAGTTCTATGTTTCCAGATGTAGTCACGTTCAAGTTTCCTCGTGCGCTTATATGTCCGTCTACCTCAGTGTGTAATTTTAATTCTTTTTGACTGAACAAATCTATTCCACCAGCACTTGATTCAACCTTGACACCATCTGCGCCTGTTGCTTTGATATTGACGGTGCTTGCCTCGATATTAAAGCTGTCATCCGCATAAAAATTAATACTATCTTCGGCTCGATAGCTTATACTGCCTTCAGCAAATACATCCACGTTGCCTTCCGCGTCCATTTGCATCCAGCTTTTGCCGCTCTGACTAATGATATAAACGATTCCAGCACTGTCATTTAATAATAGTTGAGCTCCGCCGGCGCTGCGCAGCCTGACCAGATTATTCTTGCCTGCTTCTCTGGATTGGTCCGGTACGTGATTGATATCCTCAGCGTATTCTACTGTGCCGTCATCCATAATAAAACTATGACCAGCGGGTGAGTTGAAGCCAGATACATTACTTGGCGATTCTCTTCTAGCACCACTACTGCCTACGCCGCGGATTGGATCTAATGGGATACCTTGCTGAGCGATTGCGTCAGCACTAGGATGTCTGACTTTGGCATTGTTTTTCTGTGCCTCTGATCCGCTACTATCTAACGTAGGAGCAATGATGTTTTCTTCGCCCTTGACCGGATTTGCGGATAGACCAGGGATACTAGAATTTCTGCCAGCAGGAGTTAATGCTCCTATTAGGAAGCCTTCCTGTTGGTTAGCAGCAAAGGCGACCAAAACTTCTGTACCAGGAGCAGGAGGAGGAAAACTTGCTCCATAAGGAGAACTATAGTTTGACCCATTTATAGTGCCGCCTAATGGATTTATTGTTCTTATTTTATTATAACGGTGCCGATCTTCCTGTGTGTCTTGGCTATCTAAGCGATGCTGACCAATGATTTCAACCCATATATTATTGTTGTAATCTGGATCAGCGATGTCAACCACTCTCGCAAGATGTACGCCTTGCATATTATTAGTGCCAGGAGACTCCGCCGAGGGAATGCCCACAGATGGAGTATTAAGTCCTCGGTGCTGTCTATCTGAATCTCTATTGCTCATCGTGGTCCACTCGCGTCCGAAGCTATAGAAGCTAGACTGATTTGTCTAAGGTCTAGTGCTTCTACTTGGTTAGCAGCCTGTGAATCGGTAATCTGTCCCAAGGCTAACTGTTCATAAATTAACCCACTGTTTGTTGGTAAATTTCGATTAGCATGTAATGTCATTATAAATTGTCCATTCTGATATTGAGATGTTACTTTGATGACGTTATATAACCCAGCCAGATTCAAATCTTCGCTCGTAGTTGCTGTATAATCGCCATCTGCGGAATAGCTAGGGAAATTCACATTAAGAAAGAATAACGGACCTCCGTTATCGAATGTTCCCGCTTTAGCTAGCCAGTAAGGATCACCCCTAACAGATATATTTATAGATAGCATATCGCCGCTACCGTTTAGATTTAATTTAAGAGCACCCAGTCTCGCCTGAAATTGACTCGCCTGGTTAGAGCCACTGTTCTCTGGGCCATTGCTGTTTAACGAATAATTGTTAAAAGTTACATGACTAGTAGGATCTAGTCCTAGGCCTATAACATCCTGTTGTGTTATGTATTTTGGCTCGCCACTCGCAGAATCACGTGGACCAACACCATTTAAATTTGATGAATTACCCTGAGCAAGGTCATTTATACTGTTTACTCGGGTTTCTAGTGCTGTTTTGTTTGACACTAATGTGCGTATCTGATTGCCTAGGTTTATAGCCTGATCAGCACTGTCTGGAATTTTTAATCTTAGGTCCTGTATATTCTGAGTCAGAGTGGATACTTGTTGAGCCAGATTTTCCAGAATGTTATCTCCGGGCCCACCACTCTCTGTTAATGTACTCGCCGGGTCTTGTGTAATCCCACTATGAAGGGGCTGAAGCACATAATAGGCATTGTTGAACTGTATACTCAAATCAAGAACTTCTGTGTTTTGTCCTGTTAGATAATAGTCAAAACGCTTCTTTAATAATCCCAGGGTAAGAGCTTGTGCTAGTCGTTTTTTCTGTAAATCTTTACTATCGATTAACTCCTTGTGACTATTCTTATCAATAATTGCCTGAGTTGTCGCATATGGTATCATGTTGAAGGTTAATTCTCTCTGATAACGATTTGCCAGACTGTCGAATTTGACAAATTTAACATTAACATCGAAACTTATCCAATTTATTATATTAGCCAACTCCTTAGCATCTACCACAATGGACTTGCCCGCAAATTTACCCACCGTAGTCGGAATCTTTCTGAATTGTTCTGTCGCATATGATGCTTCTGCCAACATGTTTGTGATAGCGGTACCGGCAGGAAAAACAAATTTCAGACTACCAGAGCCAGTGATACTTACTTGTCTTCCACTGCCATCGGCGTCATTAATTACAGTAGAAAACTGCCAATCTTTCCACGCGGTTGGTACTGAAAATTTAAATAACGTCGGCAGGATGGAGGATGGGTCAAGGTCTGCTCTGACCTTTGCTGCTTTGTTGATTTCTGTTTGTAGTTTCGTGGCAAATTCTCCGAGATTGCTTGCCTCTACCGATGTCTCCACAGGAAAGTTAAAATCTACTCGGTCATATACACCCTCTTTTGTTTCTATCATGGTCATGGTGTACTGACTAGTGTTATCAGCAAAACTATGCTGAATACCATAACACTTTGTTAGCCACTCCTGTGTATGTATCTCAGTTGGTTTAGGATCATCATCGTCTGACCATCCTATAAGTTTTAGTTCAAGAATATACAATGCGTGAATGTGATTAGCAATACTCAATTGTGATGCGATATAGGCAATTCTACTAAACAGTGATAGCCCATTAGGCTCAATCAATTGTACTTGGAAATAAGATCCAGCATTGCTTCTATTTTCCGCATTGAATGCCAGATGGAAGTCGTGCTGTACCGAGTTTATTCCTACTTCATTATCTACGCCAGATTCTGCCAATACATATTTTGTTCCGCCGCCGTCATTCAGCGGATCAACTATCATTATTTTCCATTTGTATGTATAATTATTATACTTGTTAAGCAGATTTTCTTCATACGACAATGTGATATGTACCTTTATATACTGAGTGTTTTAGGAACAACTATAGTCATTCCGGATCTAAAGTCGTTGATAGGATCTTTTAGCAAATCTCTATTGTAATGAACCAGCACCCACCATTTTGCAGATGTGCCATACAAGTCATGCGATAGTAGATCGGGGCGCCTGTCATATTTGTCCGATATTTCAACTTCTCTGGTGTTTGCGCTAAGATTGTCGATTGATAATACAGGACTGTACAACTCTAAATATTTAGAATTTAATTTAGTATTAAAATAATTGCTATTACTGCTGTATGTTGTCATTAGATGAAGCCTTTGCTGTATAACTCGCCACTTGCGAATTTATCAATATCAAACTGTTTTTGCTTAGCAGGATTAATATGTACCATCAGAGTAACAGTGAGCGTTAGCATGGCAGGCAGACTTTGGCCCTCATGAGTAATAAGATCAACGCTGTTCTCAAATGTCGTGCCGAAGTCTGCTACTAGTACAGGAACGTTATTAAATATTTTATCTCCCATGCCAGAGAATCTACATACCGGCGGTGGTGTTCCGGGCGCAGAACTTTCTCCGTAGCGCATCTTGGTGACATTACGAAAAAACTGTATAGCCGCTAATGTATATTCATGCTCTGCCTGTGTTGTTGTAGTAAACTGTCCCGATACACTAATACTAGGACTCGGAGTATTACTGTAAGCGTGTGTCGTATAATTGGTGTGAACCATGTCATAGCCACTATAGCTTACCGATTGGCTGTATGAAATCATCGGAGTATACGGAAATATCAAGCCGTTTGTTGGACGGAGTGAATCCGGAATATAACTGCGAGGAGCAACAAGGCGTGCTCTGTTATCAGTGCTAGGTACATTAACCATTTATTTTATCCAATACAAATTTATAGACTTCTTCATTAAAGTTGCCAAAGAAATCTGTAAATACTTCACGCTTTTTGGCGTCATCAATATCCATACGCATCGCATTTCTAAATGTAGTAGCGCTGCGGCCGTCGTCCTTAACAGGTACAGGATAAATGTAACCAGCGTCATCACTAGTGATTAATGGCTCATTCTCCTGATACATTTTTAGATAGCCACCAGTTTTCAATCGTCCAGCATCTTTTTCGCTGAATACCAATAGTATCGCGGTGTTGTCTGGATTCTTGCCTGTCATTCTGACATCTGGTTTATATGGCTGAGTGTTCAAAATCTTATCAGCCGGTATGCCAAACATATCAGTCATAATCTTTTTCTTCTCGGCGAAGTCAAATGGATCCTTCTCAGGGCTGGCAGTTTTGCTAACTGTGGTGACGATAAATACGTTATCACTACCAAACTTGTCAACAAGATCCATATATACTTGATGATGACCACTGTGCATAGGCTGAAAACGCCCGCCATATGCAACCATAATATCGTCTGCCACTGCCTCTGTCAACTGTGTATATCTCATTCGCATTCTCCTTGTATATATTTATTACAATATTAAACACTGTTTTAATGCTTGACAGCAATCTAGGAGTATGCTATAATATAGTTAACATATAAGGAATTATCATGAAAAGACAGAATTATCTCAATAATAAAGACATGCTTGAAGAAATACACAAAAGTAAAATGTCCTATTGCTATTTACTTGATTCAGAACACGAGCGTTATGATATCATCGTAGAAGTGTACGAAGATATTTTTGATCCTGAAATTATCGAACAGGCAAGAGTCAACAGAGCATATCAGTTAAGTGCGGATGCCTATGAAGCAGCGTATAATGCTTGGTATGTTGGATCTAGAAAAGCTAAAGATAAGCCCAAACAGGCAGAAACAAGAGTAACAGCAGAAGATATTACTCCTGACAGCTTGATATTTCGTGTAATGACCTTTGACCATGTGCCAGAAGCACCAGGTAGAAAAAACAAGCCAAAAACTACGGCTGATTTACATGCTAAATGTAACTTTCCTCCATTCAAGCAGTACGCAACAGTACGTGGTGAAATGAAGGAAGTTGTGCGTAGTCATTGGGAAGGTGGAATTGATAATGGCGGCTTTAGTTGCGACCATGGCCAGACTTCAAGCAAGTTAGCTACTATGTACATTAAACTTTGTGAAAGATATAGTATGCGCTCTAACTGGCGTGGATATACATATGTAGACGAGATGCGCAATCAAGCACTTCTCCAACTAAGCCAAATTGGATTACAGTTCAACGAACTTAAAAGTCAGAATCCATTTGCGTATTACACTGCGGCAGTTACAAATTCGTTTACACGAGTACTGAACTTAGAAAAGCGTAATCAGAATATTCGAGATGACCTTTTACAAGAATCAGGACAAGCGCCAAGTTGGAACAGACAGTTTGACCAGGCTCCTGGCGAAAAAGCAAAATACGACGAAAATATAGAAAAAGAGCGTAAAGAGCAATCTGGAACAAATTTCTAGTTGACAACCTAATATTTTTGTAGTATATTGAATATAGTACCATAACGTGGTGCGACTCCTCTAACGAAAATGGATAACAATGAGTTTTTTTAAAAAAGCAGCGTGTTTTTCTGACATACACTATGGTCAGAAAAACAACAGCAAGCAATACAATGAAGATTGTAATGATTTTATTGATTGGTTTATCGAAAACAGCAAAGACTGTGAGACCTGTATTTTTCTAGGTGATTTTCATCACCATAGATCAGGCATCAATGTCAGCACTCTTAATCATAGTGTAAAGGCAGTAAAGAAACTAAGTGAAAACTTTGAAAAGGTTTATATGATTATGGGCAACCATGATCTATATTATCGTGAAAAGCGTGAACTAAACAGTCTCCCATATGCTGATGTTTTTGATAATGTCACACTCATTGAGGATATTATCGTACAAGATGGTGTTGCTCTTGTGCCTTGGTTAGTTGGCGACGAATGGAAGGCTTTACAGGACATCAAATGTCAGTATATGTTTGGCCACTTTGAACTCCCGTACTTTAAAATGAATGCCATGGTCGAAATGCCAGACCATGGTGGACTAAACACCAGTCACCTATCATCTCCTGAATATGTTTTTAGTGGTCACTTCCACAAGCGCCAAACCAAGGGTAACATCCATTATCTTGGATCGCCTTTTCCGCACAACTATGCGGATGCTTGGGACGATGATCGCGGCATGATGACACTAGAATGGGGCGGTGAACCACAGCATATTACGTATGACGGTCCACGATATCGCACTGTTCCTTTAAGCCAACTGATAGACGATTCGGATAATATCTTGGATCATAAAACATATTGTAGAGCTATTTTAGATGTGAATATCACATACGAAGAGGCAAGCTTTATTAAAGAAACATTTGCTGAGCAATACAGTCTGCGTGAAATCACACTTATGCCCAGTAAAAAAGACGAACTCGCACAAGAAGGTGTTAGCATGGATGACTTTGAAGTCGAGAATGTAGACCAGATTGTATACAATAGCCTGAATGCTGTTGAAAGTGAAATGATTGACAAGAAACTACTAGTGGACATTTATAACACATTATGATTATTAACGCATAAATAACATTACCGACTGACAGTGTTGTTGGGGAAAGTGACTTATGAAGATTATAGATGAATACTTAAATAGAAAATCAATCCGACAAAAGATTGATTCGGTCAGTCCGGATCAATACGAAGGATTACGTCAACTAGTTGAATACCACGGAGACTATGTATTCAACAGAACAAAATCACCATTATCTATAAGAACAATAAATGACACCATTCCGCTTATGATTCGGAATGGTGTCCATGATTATGTCAACAACCTATCAGCCATTGGCAGTGTTGTGAGAAACTCATTAGAGCATTATATTCTACTGTATGGCGATAATGCCAATACAGCATGGGAAAAAAGAAACAAACTATCGATTCAGAACGAAGAAACCTATATATTGCGCCATGGCGAAGTGGAAGGCAAGAGGATCTGGGATGCTGGAAAACAGAAAAGATCCGACCGAAACACATTAGTAGGTTATTGTGAACGGTTCGGAGACGAGGTTGGACTAGAAAAGTATACTAAGATGGCCGAGAGACAGCGGTATACAAATACTGTAGAATACTATATAGAAAAATATGGCGAAGATCAAGGTCCAGTTCTATACCGCGAAAGATATCCCTCCGATTATGACCTAGATGAATATAAAGACTATAAGAAAATGGTTTACAAGATGAGTAATATAGTGTATAATAATAATATAGATGTCATCAATCCAGACAACCACACCAGAACTCGTATGGGAGTAGAAAATGGATGGCAACTAGATCATATTAAGCCAGTCACCGAATGCTTCAGCAAGGGAATCAGTATTGCCGAAGCATCATCAATAGAAAATCTAAGAATGTTACCTTGGAAAGAAAACCTTATGAGAAACTTTGACAAATGATTATTATTAAAGACCTAACAATAAAGAACTTTATGAGTTGTGGCAATATCACCCAAGCCGTAAGATTCTCCGATAGCGGACTAACTCTGGTTATGGGCAACAATGTTGACCTTGGCGGAGATGGCAGCCGCAATGGTACCGGCAAAACAACTATTGTTAACG